GCCGCAGAACCGGAAGTCTGCGTTCCCAGGATCGCCAACCGGCCAGCGGCATGACTTGGCCTCAAGCTCTTGCAGCGTCAGCCGGCGGCTGTCGTCGGTGAAGCCGATTGCCTTGATCACTTCTGAGGTTTCCCAAGGACGGGGCTTTGCGACGGCCTGAGCCTTCGGCGGCGCCTTGACCTTGAACGTGGCGACATCACCCAGCCTGGCGTAATAGCCCTTGGCGCGGCGATCCTTTGCAGCGCTCTCAGGAAGACGCCCAAGGACGGCGGCGACCAGTTGGAACCCACACCCGACGCGGGCCATGATGTCCCGGCGCGAAACGCCTTCTGCATCCAGCTTGCGGATTTCGTCCATGCGAGTGTCAGCAACGCCCCGCTGATGGGCGATCTGCATCCGGTGGACCTTGCCGATGACGCTGTTCCGGGTGAAGTGGAACCCAAACTCATTGTTCAGCGCGGCAGCGATTTCCGAGGACGAATAGCCCTCGGCGTTGAGCTTCGTCAGGCGCGCAATGATGGTGTCGTTCCACTTGGGATGGATGGGACGGGAGCGGGGAAGGGTTCCGTGCATCACGCGGCCCTCGCGCATGTGCCCGCACGCGAGGCCGCTTTCTCAACAGCGGTCCAATAAAGGTCGAACAGGGCCTCGGCTGCCGAGCGTTCGTCCCGGTCCTGACCACGGGCCTTGACGACGGCCTTTAGGGCCTTCGTGTCATAGCCATTGGCCTTGGCCTCCTGATAGATTTCGCTGATGTCGGCAGCGATGGCCTTGCGCTCTTCCTGAAGGCGCTCAACCCGTTCAACGATTGACAGAAGCTGATCTTCGCTGACTTCGGCTCTCATCGGGCATCGTCCTTTATGGAACATCCGGCAGTTGCAGGCGTTTTTTGGGGAGGGGACCGGTTCGCGCAAAAGGGCGATAAACCGGCCCCCTAGCCGTCACTTCTTCCCGGCAGGCGTAACCTCACCCCGCAGGTGACGAGCCATGAGCCGAAGGTGCTCAATCTCGTTCCGATAAAATTCCGGATCGACCTGGGCCAGCGCGGAAGCAGCGGTTTCAAGACGGGCGGCATCGCGGAAGGCGACATTGGCATGGCTCTTCTGGGCAACAGCTTTGTTCAGCGCGGCAAGTTCAGCGGCCCGCAGGCTGATCCGCTGGTCGCCGTACCAAACGTCCTTGACGCGGTTGAACGACCAGCCGAGGGAGCGCGCCGCTTTGGCGATCCGGCCCTTGATGTTCTGGTGTTCAGCCGGGGGCGCTATCGCGCGCAACATGCGGGCGGCTTCAACGGTGATGGACACGGTTACTGTCTCCAACGACTTTTCGGACATTTCCGAAGGCTCCTGTGGTGGGGTTGATCCACCACAGGGGAGGCACTTGCATGCGACTGATAGGCGACCTCGCCGCAGAGGTTTTGGCGAACACAGCGGCTAAGGTTGCTCGACAGGCTCATGAGAGAGCCCATGCGAAAAAGGCGACGAACAGCAGCGCAGAACCGAACAGAACCCACGAGAGCGCCGAGCGGTCAGGCTCGGGCTCACGCGGCTCAACCGGCGGGCAGTCGGGCGGAAAGCGGTGCGATGGGCCGGGGCGATAGGTCATCCGGCCCTCCGCCACGTTGCGATGCAGGTGCGAACGCAGAGCGCCAGTTCGATGACGCAGCCCATGGCGATGACAGCGAGACCGGCGAGGGCGGAGGTCATGCAGCGACCTCGGGAGCCGACGCCCCGCTGTCGGGCACAATGGAGGGCGACGTATTGCCGGTAACTTCGCGGTACAACTGGTCGAGGGTCTTGGCTTCGGCCAAGCATTCCTCGCCCTTCTGCCGCATGAATTTGCGGGCTTCGTCCAGCCAATCCGGGTTCCGAATGAGGTCCGCCACGCCGACGTACTGCGACAGCGACGGCACCTGATAGGAGGGACGCTTGAGCTTTTCGACGATGGCCGAGAACGACGGGGCGATCTGCGCCATGTCGATTTGCGCCGGGTCGGCAATCGGGCGGCGCAAAACGAACTTCACCGACGCGATCACGCCACGACGGAACATGAGGTCAGCGCCCTCGTCCGCTGCGGCCTTCGCGGTGTTCGGCCAAAGGTCGCGGATGATCCGATCCGTGATGCGCGGCGCGCTCATGCCTTCGGTACGAGCGGCATTCCAGACGGCGACAAAGAATGCGTTATCATTGCCCATCAGCGGCCTCCAAAAGTCGGTTGAGGAAATCGCGGCACTCTCGGATGTCAGCGAGATTGCGGGCGCGCTGGCCGTCGCTGATGAAGCCGCCAAGGATGTAGGCGGGGTCTTTGCCCCGAACCTTGTCCATCATGTCCCTGCATCCGGCAGAGACAGCGAGCATCGCGTCCCATTGGGCGTCGGGCTTGTAATTGGGGTTCACGCGGGGCGCGGCTGGGGATTTGAAATTGCCCCGGATGCCGCGCTCTGCGGCTTCGATGACGGCCTGCCGAAGGGCGGCCTTCGTCGGCTCTTCGCGGGCTTCCAACTTCTCGTCCAGCACGCGCCGGACGATGCCGGGGTCAGCTTTCTCCGCATCGCGGATGATCCGGGCTTCGTGGATGTCCTTGTGAGAGAGGCCGAGGTCGGAGACGGTGGCAAAATTCCCCTCTGGAAGTTTGCTCTTGTCCCCGCCGGCCTTAGCGACCTCTCCCCGCTCCTGTGCCGCGTCGTATTCGTCAGCGAGCCGGTGCTTGGCTTGCGCTTCGATTTCGAGGGCGTGAGCCTGCGCCCGGTGGGCAGCGCCGATCAGTTCGTCATGCGCGTTCTTCGCCTTCGCCAGCCGCGCCGTGCGCTTGGCCGCGTCATAGGCGAAGGATGCCATTTCCTTCGCTTCGAGGACTTCGGCGGACGAGCGAGCGTTCGAGAGTGCCGAAGCGGCGCGGTCGATGAGTGCCGGCAGGGATGCAATCTCGTCGATGGGGGCGAGAGCGTTCATGCTGCGGCCTCGTTCGGATAGAGATCGGAGCGCAGGACATGACGCGGGATTCCGGTAAGGCGCTCAATCTGAAGGACGCGCTCGGCAGGAACCCGCTTCCACGAGTAGAAGGCTTGCGGGCTGATGCCGAGCTCTCTCGCGAGGGCGACGCGGCCTCCGGCTTTTTCAGCGGCGAGTTTGACGACTGTGATCATGACCAGAGCGTAAGCACGGCTTACGTATCGTTGTCAAGCACTGTCGCAAGTGACCTTTTGAGTAAGCGATGGCTAGAAGGCGGCATGAGCACCTTGGGCCACCGCATCCGCTTAGCCCGCAACGCCCGCAAAATGACGCAGCAAGCCATTGCGCGGGAGTTTGGGATAACTCGGAACTCTGTCTCTCTATGGGAGAGTGACGACGCTTCGCCCGAACAGCGCAAGATTGCGAGGCTTGCCGAAATCCTGGCGGTCGATACCGACTGGCTTTTGACCGGCGAGGGTGGCGAAGATCAGATAGTCCCGGCGAAGGTTTCCACGTTTCTTCGCCCGGATCGAACATCGGTCAGGCACATTCGCCCTTTCCGGGAAATGGTCGTGACGCCAGGCGATCAGTTGGTCAGCCCCGAGCCATTTCCAATCTATGCCGCAGCACAAGGCGGTGAATGGCATATGATTGTTACTTTTGACGCGATACAGTGGGTTAAGACCCCTGCCATACTTGAAGGTATTAGAGGCGCCTACGGCATCCTTGTCACAGGGGATAGCATGGACCCGGAGTTCCGACCCGGAGATATGGCGTTGATCAATCCTCACCTGCATCCGATGAGGGACGAGACGCACGTCTTCTACGATCACCCGCCTGACGGTGAGGCCACGGCCATGATCAAGCGCCTGGTCGGGTGGAGCGATGCGACATGGCGGCTTCGTCAGTTCAACCCGTTGGCCGATTTCGATGCACCGCGCCTCTCATGGCCCACCGCACATCGCGTAGTCGGGAAATACAATCGCCGCTGACATACGGATAAACCCGTAGGCGTAATTTTCGCTTACCACGACGCTTGACAGAATAGGTAAGCGCGGCTTACTACTGGCCTAACAGCCGGAGTAAGCGCCATGCCTTCCTACCCCACCGACGCCGAGATCGCAGAGGCCCGCGTTGCCCGCGACTGGGCTGGCATCGAGATCCACGACCGCGACCCTGACGGCGAGTGCGATGGCGCTCTAAGGGCTCGGGCGATCCGGGCTCTGCGCGAGGGTCGCGCCGCCTACCTCCACGTCTCCACCTACGGCGGCCTGCCGACGCTCTGGGCTTCGATCGCCTGCGAGCATGGCGAGGCGGTTGCGGATTTGTGGATGCAGGGCGAGGCCCCTCCCGATGTGGTCGCGAACTACGGCCCGCGCTGGCAGAACCGCGACTTCGCCGCGCTCATGCGGGTGCGCTCGGCGGTGAAGGTCATCGAGCCGCGCCGCGTGCGGGAGGCTGCGTGATGGCTTTCCCCCTGCGCCGCATCGTGTCCCGGCCCGCTCAACTTCTTGAGGAACTTGAGTGCGGCCACGTGATCAAGCGCCCGCTTGGCCTGGGCGAGTTCGCCATGGAGCCATCCAAGGCGATCCGCCGGCGCTGCTACCTGTGCGGGGAAGCCAAGTGACCACCCTCCCCGCCCTTCGCGCCGCCCTTGAGCGCACTTCCGAAGACCTCGCCCGCGTCCTCGCAGAGGGCTCCGGCTCCCTTTCCATCGCGGCGATAGCCCAAGAGCGCGCCCGCATTCGTGAGCAGATCAACCGAGCCAGGGGGAAGTGATGACGACCACACTCAAGGACGTGCAGGACCGCTTGAGCGCCTTGTCCAAGGCCATGCTGGCGAAGGGGCTTATCGCTCCCGAGGCCGTGTTTCGGCTCAATTCCGATAGCGAGCCGAACATCATGCTGACCCACCGCAAGGCGGGTGCTGTGTTCGATCACGACCGCCAGTTTCTGCACTTCAAGACCCTGGACGAGGCCGACGCCGCCATTGCGGCCATGCCCGACAAGGCAGCGCGCAACCTCAATGAGTTCCTGTCGCTGGTCGCCAAGGCCGCCGACTACGGGAACGAGGTCGGCATCGACGCCGAACTGGTCAACCCGCTCGTCGTCGCCATGAAGCAGGTCAGCGAGAACGCCCTCACCTATCAGGGCGAAGCAGCATGAACCCCGTCCTCGCCGCCATCCGCGCCTTCCTGGCATGGCGCCGCGCTCGCAAGACCGCGCCCATCGCACAGGCCCGCGCCCGCCGGGCTGACCTCATCGTCCGCGAGCGCCGGCATCACCGCCCGGTGCGCGACCTCTACCGCCAGCAGCTGGCGGACACCATCCGCCAGCTTCGCCACGAACTCCACCGCTGAAAGGACCAGCAATGAGCATCGAAGCCCATCTCGGTAAGGCCATCCTTGACGGGGGCATGGCCCTCGTCGAGCAGGACGCCAAGACATACGGATCGCCGGTCGATGTCGTGATGTCGAAGGCTCGCGTGCACGAGCTCGTCGATTATCTCGCCGCACGCTCCGGCGCGGATGCTGTCCGCCGCATGACCGCTCACAAGCTGGGCGAATGCCTGGTTGGCATCCTGCACTCTGCGGATCATCAGGCGGTCTTGTCCCGCGCGATGGCTGACATCGTGTCGGTCGCGCCGGTTGTCGATCTGGTCAACCGGGCGAAGGAGGAAGCCGAGCGTAAGGCGAAGGCTGACGAGATCGAACGCCAGATCCAGAACGGTGCGGATCAGGGCCGCGAGCCCGCAGACGGCGCTGCCTCTGGCGCGCTGGGGATGGCAGCGGAATGAGCGCGGGGACGCACACGCCGGGGCCGTGGCGGGTTGGCCCAGTTGACGACACTGTCGTTACCGACGCGGACGGCAAAGAGGTTGCTGCCATCGACGGGGATTACAACAGCCCCGACGAATGGCCGCGCATGGAGGCCAACGCCCGCCTCATCGCCGCCGCGCCTGAAATGCTGTCGGCGCTCAAGCGACTGGTTAACCCGATCCCCGGCACCACAAGGTTGCCGCCATGGGTGTACGGCATCGTCGTGCCTGTTATCGCCAAGGCGGAGGGTCGTTCATGACCCCCCGTCAGATCGCCTCCGCAGCGGCCATTGCTGCCGTCATCACCGCGGGCGCGGCCACCGCCCGCCTGCCCCAGGACGAGGTGCCGCGCGTTGCTCCCCTCGCCGGCTGGTCGTGGATCGACCGGCCCATGCACATCCCGCAACGGTTCGCGCGGGATCAGCAACGCCAGCAGGTCGCACGGATCGTGGTCGAGGAAGCCCGCGCCCATGGCGTGCCGGTGGAACTGGCCTTGGCCGTCGCCCACGTCGAGAGCGGGATGCGTCCGGCTCACACTGTCACCGGCCCTCCGACGCGCTACGGCCGGGCTGTCGGAACCCTACAGGTTCTCCCATCGACGGGCCGGGCCATGGGCTGCGGGAACTTGCGCGACACCCGGCAGAACGTGCGCTGCGGCGTCCGGTATCTGCGGGCCTCATTGCATCGCCACAACGGCGACGCCGGCATGGCCGCGCTTGAGTTCCATGGGGGCGAAAACCGTCGCCTGTGGGGTCCGCGCACTCACCGCTACCGGCAGATGGTCCTCGCCCGCATGGGCCGGGGGCAGAGCGTCACCGTCGCCCGCCATGTGCCGGGGGACGACCGATACTTCCGCGAATGGTGGCTGACCCGATGACGTTCAAAAGCAGATTGGGCTACGGCCCGCCGCCGCCCACCACCCGCAACACCGCCCGCGCCGTCGTGGCGTCTCTCCTAATCATCGGCGTGATCGTCGGTGTGGTTCTGATTGGAGGCTAGCATGAACACCGCAGAAGCCGTTGAAGTCGAAGTCGAGACCTTCGAGCCCGTAGGCGATGCCGCCCGGCGCGTCGTGGCAAAGGCTGCGGAGCAAATGCCGCCGGTTCACCCGGTCGTGCAGACGCCCATGGCCCTGCTCACCCATGCGGTGCAGAACGGCGCCAGCGTCGAGACCATGGAAAAGCTGATGGCGCTGCACGAGCGCTGGGAGGCGAACCAGGCGCGCAAGGCTTACGACGCGGCGATGGCGTCGGCCAAGGCCGAGATCCCGGTCATCAGCAAGAACCGGACGGTGGACTTCACCTCGGCCAAGGGGCGCACCCACTATCGCCACGAGGATCTTGCAGAGGTCGCCCGCACGGTGACGCCGATCCTCGCCAAGTTCGGCCTGTCCTACCGGTTCCGCACGTCAGCCGGCGTCAACGAGCCGGTTTCTGTCACCTGCATCATTTCGCATCGCGACGGGCACTGCGAGGAAGTCACGCTGCTCGGGCCGCGCGACGAGAGCGGGAACAAGAACAGCATCCAGGCTGTCGGCTCGACGCTGACCTATCTGCAGCGCATGACCCTCAAGGCTGCGCTGGGCCTCGCCGCGTCTGACGATGACGACGGCAAGTCCTCGGAGCCGCAGCGGGAGCCGGAGAAGCCCTTCATCAGCGCCGAACAGGAGGATGCCCTGCGCGACCTCATCGACGCCGCTGGAACGACCGTGGAGGCCTTCTGCAACCGCATCAAGGTTCCCGCGCTCGGGAATATCTACGCAGAGAAGTATGACGCGGCCTGCGCCATCCTGAACAAGCTGATGCAGGGGCGCTGACCATGGAACAGGGCTCCGACGCATGGAAGCGTGAGCGCGCCGGCAAGGCGACGGCATCACGCATGGCCGACATCATGGCTCGCACGAAGTCCGGCTATGGGGCTTCGCGGGCGAACTACCTTGCAGATCTCGTGGCGGAGCGCCTGACCGGCGAGCCGACCGAGGGCTTCGTCAACGCCGCGATGCAGCGCGGGACCATGCTCGAGCCGGAGGCCCGCGAGGCCTACGAGTTCGACATGGCCTGCATCGTCGAACAGGTCGGGTTCATTCCGCACCCGTCGATCGCCATGAGCGGCGCGAGCCCTGACGGTCTGGTCGGTGACGACGGCATGGTCGAGATCAAGTGTCCCGGCACGGCGAACCATATCGAGGCGCTTCTGACGGAGACGATCCCGCAGAAGTACCTCCTGCAAATGCAGTGGCAAATGGCCGTCACCGGCCGGCAGTGGTGCGACTTCGCCAGCTACTCGCCGGCCCTGCCCCTCTCCATGCAGTTGTTCATCAAGCGGGTGCCCCGCGACGACGTGATGATCGCGGACATGGAGGCCGAGGTGCGTGCCTTCCTGGCCGAGGTGGACGAGAAGGTGGCTGCGCTCACCGCCAAGTTCGAGAGGAAAGCCGCATGACCGCGATCCCCGCCATTGCTTTCGACTGGGATGGTGAGGTCATGCGGCCTCGCCATCCGCGCCTTGCGGATCGGCACTTCGTCATCGGGGAGACCTACCGTCTCGCGGTGCAGGAAGATCGGTCGAGCGCTTCGCACGCTCACTACTTCGCCGCCATCGCGGAAGCCCACACTAACCTGCCGGACGAATGGGCGCAGCGCCTGCCGACGCCAGAGCATCTTCGTCGCTATGCTTTGGTGAAGGCCGGCTTCTGCGATAGCCAGACGTTCGTTGCGTCATCGCGGGCCGAAGCGCAGCGCCTGGCGGCATTCATCCGCCCGGTGGACGAGTTCGCCGTCGTGACCGTCGAAGGCCCCACGGTGACGCGCTACGTCGCCAAGAGCCAGAGCTACCGCGCCATGGGGAAGGCCGACTTTCAGGCCAGCAAGGACGCGGTGCTGTCCATCGTGGCGGCGATGATCGGCGTGACCACGGAAGACCTTGGGGCGGCCGCTTCCGGCTCCCCGTCGCTATCTCCGGCGCCCGCCGGGATCGAGGAAGGGCGGCCTCGTGAGCCCGCCCATGATGAGGTTGTTCGCTCGGCCGGGGATGCGGTGGCCCCCTCGTCCCCGGTGCGCGAGCTGGAGGGTGCGCGATGAAGTGCCTGCACTGTGAAGTCGTGGACCTCATCGCCAAGCACGTCACCGAAGCCGAAGGGCGCGGTGAGAAGGTGGACATCCTCCCCGTCGCCTACGCGGTCGCCAAGGCGCTCGGGCAGATCGTCGCCAGCGCGGAAACGGCCCCAGAGCGGGTTCGGTTGCTGTTCATGACCGCGACGACGCTTCGGACGGAGTTGGCCGTCAGCGCCGCGCAGGACCGGGCTGCGGCGGCTGATGCCGGCGAGCGCGTGACGGTTGGGTCGGTGCACTGATGCGCTTCTCGATCATAACCCACGGCTCCGTCGCCTTCCGCGGCTCATACGACCAGTGCCTCGACTTCGCCGTTGACCGCGGCCTTGCCGAGACCGAGCGCCGCTATGCCCGAACGGGAGATCCCGTTGACCGGGTGCGGCTCGGGGAGCGCGTCAACATGACCCTGACGGCCGCAGAGGGCCGGTTCCTGATGCGGAGGGCGGCGTGAGGCGAGAGTTCACCAAGGCCCAGAAAGCCGAAATGCTCCGCCGGGCGATGGACGAGAAGGGCCGCGTCAGGTGCGAGTCATGCGGCCTCGATGTGACCGGCAAGCCGATCGAGTTCGACCACACCATCCCCGAGGCACTGATCCTCGACAAGACCCGCCCGCTGACCGCCGCAGACGGCAAACTGCTCGGCCAGAAGTGCTGCCACCGCGCACCGGGCGGCAAGACCGCAAAGGACGTGGCCGACATCGCACGCGCCAAGCGCCGCGAGGCCGCTCACGGAGGGTTCAAGACCAAGAGCGTGCGGCCGATGCCAGGAAGCCGCCGCTCGCCATGGAAACAGAAGCTGACTGGGGAGTGGGTGAAGCGATGACACCGATTGAAGCGGCGCGCGACCAAGCCGGAAACCTCGGCGTGTTCGTTCGGACAATGTACGAATTCCGCCGGCTGACTGAGACGGAGACCCGCGCCATCATCACCGCCTTTCTAGAGGCGGCGGCAGAGGATGAGGACTTGCTGCGCGCAATTCGAGTGAGCGGCGTTCCTGACGGGCGGCTCGGAATATTCGAGCACGACATCAAGGGCATCGTCCTCGCACTGAAGGAGGCGGTCAATGGCTAAGCACACCGAGCACGACGAGACGGCGCTTCTAGCGTGGGCCATTGGCTCGGACACTGGCCTCTCAAGTAAGGCCATGGTTCAGCGCATCGTTATTGGTGGCAGGCCCGCGCCCGGAGACTACCCGCGCGATCCCGCCGACCTAGGGCGATGCCTCCGATTGATTGAGGCGGTCCCGACCCTCCTCATTGACCTGCACATGATGCGTGACGTGTCGCCAGAGTGGGCCGGCATGGTGAGGGCGTGGAGCGAGTTGAAGGAGCTTTATGAAGCCGAAGCGCCATCTGGTCGCGCCCCGCAATGCTACGCCCTTATGAAAGACATTGAACGAAGGGCCGCACTGAAGGAGACGATGGGGTGAGACGCCCAGCGCTATTTCGCCAGACTGATCTAGCCCGCGCCATCCGCACGGCTAAGGCGGAAGGGCTGCCGCTTGCCGGCGTTCGCATCACCAAGGACGGCGAGATTGTCGTCTCATTTGTTGGGGAGCCAAAGTCCCCGACCACATCGTTCGATGAATGGAAGGCCAAACGTGACGCGGGTAAGGCTTAAGGGCCTCAACAAGAAGACCGTCAGGCTCGCCAGCGGCGAGGTCGTCACCTATTGGTACGCATGGAAGGGCGGCCCCAGGCTGCCCGGCAAGCCCGGCTCTCCTGAGTTCATGTCCGCGTACAACAAGGCTTTATCAGCGCGCGCCGACAAGACCGCAGGCACATTGCAAAGCCTTCTGGACGCATTCCAGAAAAGCCGCGACTTCACAGGACTGCGTGACCGGACCCGCCTCGACTATACAGCCAAGATCAAGGCCATTGAAGCCGAGTTCAGCGACTTCCCGCTGGCAGCCCTCGGAGACAAGCGCACCCGCCACGAGTTCATGGCATGGCGCGACAGGCTGGCAGAGAAGTCCCTTCGGCAAGCTGATTATGCGTGGGTTGTCCTTGCCCGCATTCTCTCATGGGCCAAGGGTCGAGGCTTGATTGATGTCAACCCCTGCGAACGTGGGGGTAGGCTTTATGACGAGACGCGCGCCGACAAGGTGTGGTCGGCTGAGGATGAAGCCGCGTTCAAGGCGAAGGCACCGAGGGAACTGGTCCTTGCCCTGATGCTTGCCTTATGGACCGGGCAACGGCAGGGCGACCTGTTGGCGCTCGACTGGTCAGCCTATGACGGGGAGAAGATCAGGCTTCAGCAGTCCAAGACCGGAACGCGGGTGACTATCCCTGTCGGCGCTCCGCTGAAGGCGATCCTTGATCCCCTGCGTGGCCAGGGGCGCATCATGCTCAACACGCGCGGCCACCCTTGGACGGAGGAAGGCTTCCGCGCCTCATGGGCCAAAGCGCAGCGCAAGGCGAAAGTCACAGGAGTGACGTTCAACGACCTTCGCGGTACCGCAATAACCCGCCTCGCACTCTCCGGCTGCACTGAGGCTGAGATTGCCACAATCAGCGGCCACAGCCTGCGTGACGTGCGCTCAATTCTGGACGCGAACTACCTACACCGCGACACACGGTTAGGCGATTCCGCCATGAAAAAGAGGGAGGATCACGAGGGAAAATTCCCGAATGACTTCCCGAATGCTGTGAAGCGTGATAGCGTCGAAGACTGAAATTCGCAGTTGAATCAACGCCTCGGCGCTGGCTGGGGGACCTGGATTCGAACCAAGATTCTCGGAGTCAGAGTCCGCATTAAGGCGTTGATTGGATTGCGCTTTGGTCCCGAAATAGAGGGAAAGCGCAGATGGCAGATCAAGACGTTACGGGCGGATTCCCGAACGAAATAAGCCGCTTTAACGAGCCTCCCCGCATGACGCCTACGGGCTTTGTCGTGCCGTCAAAGCCGCTCTTGCAGAGCCCGCCCGGAAGGGTGGCCAGAAAGGTTCGCAAAGGTGGCGATGTCTATGTCTGCTGGATCGCTAACCCGGTCGCAGTTGACGCTGGATTCCTGCCGAAGACGGTGAACCTGACCCGCCTAGCGGATGACCCCGCTCGGCTTCAGTCCGAGGTTGATCGCTTGGATTATCAGCAGATGGCGTTCATGGCCGGGATGACCGCGCCAGTCATGAAAACCCGTCCTCGACAGCTTCGGCCCGGAACTAGGACGCGCCGGACGGAAGAGCAGACAACTGCGGAGATGCTTCACCAGATCTTCTCGTATGACCCCGAAACGGGCAAGCTGACGAGAAGGAACGGCGAGGGCGCACACCACAGGCCGATAACCGACGACAGTTACGAGATGAGATCTGTCGGTGTCGTCCAGCTACCGGCTCACAGGATCATCTGGTGCATGATGACCGGATCGTGGCCGATCTACTTTGTGGATCACATCAACAATAACAAGCGGGACAACCGCTGGGCCAACCTTCGGTCAGCAACACCGACGCAGAACAACAGATGGGCATGGGGGCACTCATGGTGAGCGCGGATCGTTACGAGGCGGGTGTTGAGAAGGCGGGGGTGCGTCATGGCTGAGCACAACCAGCGCTTCGACACTTTCACGCAATGGGTCAACAAGGCTCCGTCCTGGCTGACGCGCCACCCCGATTTCGACCCAAGATCGTTTCGCGCAATCTGCTTCGACGCCAATGGGCGGCTGTGCCAGATCGGCAGGGATTTCATGCGCGCCCGCGACGAAGGCACATTCCCTGTGCATTGGGTATGGCCCGATCAGGTCGGGGAGATTGTGCTGCGCGACCAGCGCCGCATTCAGGAGAATTTACCCGCCGCCCCCTCCCCACCCCGGAGCCCTCCCATGACTGACGCTGAGGCAGGCTGGCGCTTCTTGCGGAAGCGGATCGCCATATCGGTCCTACTGAAGCGATCGCGCAGTTGGCGTGATGATGCCTACAACGCTGCGGCATTCGATGCCTGGGATCGCGAGCAGCGCCGTCGGCAGGGCTGGCGCGCCGGGCTGGGCGTCTGGAAGAAGACCAACGTGCCCGGAAGCCGCGTTCTCATCAGCCGGCACTGGCCGCACCTGCTGTGCTGGCAGTGGAGCGTGTGGGTGGGGCGTTATCAGGGACGCGAGAAGGACGGGCCGCGCCGGTTCGCCCTGATTTATCTTCGCCCCTACCGGAGCTTTGAACTCCGCCTGTTCGGTCCCTACGTGCGGGTTACATGGCAAGACAGCGACTGGATGCTCTCGCGCGGCTACTCGCCCGCCGGCCCCAAAATTCTCTGGCAGCACCATCTTGCAGCGGCCGAGCCGCATGGCAGCGCGTGATGCCGAGTTCCACGCCCCACCGGAGACCCCCGATGAACACTGACCTGACAACGCCGGATGATCCGGCCCCCGGATGGAACGGGGCTATCTGCCCGCCTCATGAACTCCCGCCCGAGACCCCGCCCGTTATCCGCGAGCTTTGCAAGAGAGCGAACGAGTGGAACGCCGAGGGTGATTTTGCGGGCGAGGTTCTGTCGCTGCTTGCCGCATACCGCGCCGTAAGGCCCGGCGGCGAAACCATCACCCTCCGCGCGAAGATTTTCGCCCTAACGGAGGCGCTCAAAACCTTCCGCGACTATGGATGCCCGGTCTGTCAAGGCGACTGCTCGTCGGCAAACCCGCCCGTCATCGGCTGTCCCATGCAGCAAGCCGAAGCCGCCCTCTCCAAAGCCCCCCGGAGGCTCCGATGGCCGGTGATCTGACAGCGCAGAGGCAGGACGACCTCATGCGGCTGATCGGGGTCCGCGACGGCTACGTCAAAGCCATCGTCAAGCTGAAGCGGGAAATCAGCTTCGGAACGGAATACCCGCCCATTGACCCTCGGCACACTCGCAAGGTCAAAGCGCAGGAGGATCGGCTTCGCATCGCGCGCGAGGTGCTTCGGCAGCTTGAAGCCGAACTTGCTGGCATCCGCGCCGCACTCGCGCGCAAGGAGGGATAGATGGACATCGACACCGAGGCGGTCGCTACCGTCACCAATTTCGGCGGCAAGACAGACGGAGAGCTTCGCGCCTTTGAAGAAGGGCTCGCCAACGGGATGGCTATAGCCGCGTCGAAGGACGCCACCATATCCGCCCTCCGCAAGAGGGTGGAGGAGTTGGAGGGGGCGTTGATGGCAGAAAGCGCGGACGCCGAAAAGTGGCGGGCGTTCTATTCAAGTGCTCGTTTCACGATGGCTGGCTCGGCCAATCTCGACCACAGTGCCTATCCGAAGGTTTCTGTTAAGTCAGGTATCTCGCCTCGCGACTGGGTTCATTTTGGTCTGGAAGTCTGGGACCGGCATCACGCAGAGGAGGATGAACAGGCAATCCACGGACGCAATGTGCTTGACACCTACGTCGCGCACATGATCGCCAGCCGCGCCCGCGCCAAGGGAGGCGAGCATGGCGATGCCTGAAAGCCCGCTTGACCATATCGACCCGCAAGTTTTGACGGCAGCGCGCGACCTGAGCGGCCCAGCTAAAGTGAACCCGCCCTGGCTGTGGTTCAACGTGGAGACGGTGTCATTCGCCAGATGGGCAAAGCACCCGCTGCAAGCTCCCTACATCCGCGCTGATCTGGCCGTCCTCGCCACCACCCACCAGCGCACCCTGGAGGCGCTGAGGGAGGCGCTGGAGGAGGCAAAGGAAGCGCTGGAAATCTCCGACTGCCCGCGCCCCATACACAACCCTAACGAGGACATGGAAGCGCAGGTCTGTGTCGCTGCCGGTGAATGCGGCTGCTGCTACGGGACCGCGCTAGCCAAGGTGGCAGCCGCCCTCGCGCGCATCAAGGAGCCCACCGATGGCTGATGTCGAGAAGGTAGCGCGGGCGATCCCGGATGCGGCGGTAGAGGCGGCGTTAGGCCAGTCACCTTACCTACACACCGACGCCGCACGAGCCTGGATGCGCGCCGCCATAGAAGCCGCCCTCGCCGCCATGGGCGGGCCTGCGTCTCACCCCGACGAGCCGCGACCGAAACACCTCTGCCAGATGATCCGGGACGGGCTTGCGGCTGGTGCCTGCCTTGCCATTGCTGAGCCTGACGAGGACGGCTTCTTGGCGCGCTCGCTGATCCTGCCGGCAGACGAGGTTGAGGAAATGCTTCGTCTTGCAGACAATACAGGTATTACGCAGGTGCTAGCAGACCTACGGCGGCAGCTTCATCACACGCAGGCGGAATTGATGCTGGCAACCTCACCCCGCCCCGAGGCGGTGGAGGAGGCGTTACCCCGTGATGCGTCGAGGTTTGCTCATCTCAGCGTGGGTGCGCCGGCCGTCATTTCGTCTGATGCATCGCGCAACATCGCCTTCATCTCGACTGCCGAGCTTCTCGCCTCCCCCCGCACCGCGGCGACGGAGGAGATTGCAGCCATTGCGGAGAGCCTGCGCCAAGCATATCCCATGGAGGCCAGCCGCATCCTGATCCTGCTCGGGAGGGCGGAGGCTGCAAAAGAAAAAGGGGCCGGCTAGCTCGCGCTAACCGACCCCAAGTTTCTTGTTGCGTATCGCAACAGAATGTGCGATCAGGTTCAAGCCGCTTCTGGCGCAGGCTACGGTTACTTCATTGAACGAAAGACACCGTATCCGTCATTTCCGAAGCGGCAGCCTGGAGTGCCTGCTGTAGATTTCGGTTACTTCCTTTGGGTGGACGGGGTCGTTGGTTCGAATCCAACTCGGCTGTTTCGGCAGTCGATAGCTCAGGGGTAGAGCACGTACGTTACCGACATCGCTTCTCGCGGCATTCCAGCCTGCCCTTCGGCCAACTCAGGAGGCCGAAAATGCGAATGAATGCTCCGCTTAGGCTTGACCCGGTCTTTACGCACGAGGGTGGTCCGGCTCGCCACATTCCCGAAATCGCACAGCTTCGCCGCTCTGTTCTCTCCTGCATGCTGTGGGAGCGCGAGTTCTATGAGGATGGCGCGGCTATTGCAGATCGGATCGCTGGGCTTGCCGCCAAGGTGAGCGCAAAGTATCTCGCTGATCTGGCGGTCGAAGCGCGCACTCAGTTCGGCTTGCGTCACGTCTCTCTCTTGCTGGCCCGTGAATTGGCCAAGCGTCCGGATGGCAGGCCGCTCGTTCGCGACACGTTGAAGGGGGTCCTCAAGCGAGCCGACGAGCCGGCCGAGTTCCTTGCGCTCTATTGGGCCAAGGGCAAGACACCGCTTGCCTATCAGGTGCGCCTGGGCCTTCAGGACGCGCTGGCGTCGTTTAGCGAGTACCAGCTTGCGAAGTACGACCGCGCCGGCAAGGTCAAGATGCGCGACGTGTTCCGCATCGCGAGACCGAAGCCGGTTGACGATCAGCAGGCCGAACTGTGGCGCAAGGCGGTGAAGGGCGAGCTTGCCACCCCCGACACTTGGGAGGTCGCGCTGTCTCGCGGCGACGACAAGAAGGAGGCGTTTGAGCGTCTGCTTCGCGACGGCGCCCTTGGCTATTTTGCGCTGCTTCGCAACCTGCGGAACATGGCAACAGCCGGAGTTGACGTGGGGCTTGTTCGTGAGGCGCTCCTTGCTCGCAAGGGCGCAAAAGGCATTGAGCCCTTTCGCTTCATCGCCGCCGCCCGTGCTGCGCCTCAGTTTGAGCCTTGGATTGATGAGGCCTTGATTGCCTCGCTGGACGAGTTTCCGCCACTCTCCGGCCGGACAATCGTGCTGGTGGACGTATCCGGCTCCATGGACGACCCGCTGTCGGCGAAGTCTGATCTGAAGCGCATCGACGCTGCTGCGGCTTTGGCGAGCATCGTCACGGGAGACATCCGGGTCTTCTCGTTCTCAAACGGCCTTGTTGAGGTTCCGCCGAGGCGAGGGATGGCGGGCGTCGATGCCGTGATCAAATCGCAGCAGCACGGGGGCACATATCTTGGCGCGGCCGTCCAGCACATCAACGGCTTGCCGCACGACCGGTTGATCGTCATCACCGACGAGCAGTCGCACGATAGGGTGCCGGACCCCACCGCTCAGAGGGCGTATATGATCAACGTGGCCTCCGCCAAGCACGGCGTAGGCTACGGTAAGTGGACGCATCTGGACGGGTTTTCTGAGGCGGTCCTTCGGTGGATCGGAGCATTCGAGTCCGATGACGCCGGCTGAACTGCAAACTGCAGCGATTAAGCTGTTTGGCGAGGTGGGGTGGAGATCCCGCCTCGCTTCTGCTTTGGGAGTGGATCGCGCGCAGCCCGGACGATGGATGCAAATGACGAGCATTCCCGGCCCCGTAGCCGCCGCCGTCGAGTGCTGGCTGAAAAGGCACGAGGAAACAGGCGAGGCCCCCAACGAAAAAAGCCGGCGCCACCCCGAAGGATGACGCCGGCCAAGTGGTCATGTGGGAGGGCGACGTTTGAGGCGGTCAGGCCGGGTGGATGTCCGGCCGAAGCTCTAGCGCCGACGATGCGGCGGTCTCTTGGGGTACTTTGGCGGGTCGTGCTCGTGGTCGGCCTTGAAGCGGCGAAGCTCGTCAAGTTCGCGCTGGTGTTCTTCTTCCTCGCGCTCGGCGGCTCTCATCTCGCGGGAAGCGGCCGACGCCGCGATCCTCTCGGCAGCATCAGCGAGCCGACGCAGGTGGTCGGCCATGTCCTTGACCGGCGTCATGTTGGCGATCGACGCGGCCTCAAGGACGATCTTGTCACCGCTCGGTGGCGATGACGCTTTGCTGAGATAGCGCGGCACGACCCATGCGAGCAGTCCAGCCCCGAAGATCAGGCCAGCCGCAATCTGGAATGCCGGCGGCAGTTTTTCGATGAATGAGATGTCAAGTGAAGCCATGCCGTTTCGCCGCGACGGCCTCCCCAGTGTCATCCATCGCCCTGCGGAAGTTCACCGCGTCAAAAAGCAGGATGGCAAAATAGGTTCCGGTTCCGGTCGAGGGCGGCGTGGTCGCCATGGATGCGAATAGCCCATACACGATCTGGAACCAGACGAAGCACGATGCAAAGGCCATTGCAGCCCGAACGTGCGGCGAGAAGTGCCCATATCGCGTATGCGCGAATGTGCCGTTGAGTATGAGAGCGATCAGCCTGACCGTCCCCACGATAAGACAGACGAGCCCCCACCAGACTTCCGACCAGATGGCGGCGAGCCCGGTGAATGACGGTGACGATGCGAATGTCTCGCCAGGCAGCAACAGCACCACGCCCCACCAGAGCATGACGGCGGTGCAGAACCACTCGCCGGCTCGGGTGTGGAAGTGGCTTTTGATGCCGGTGACGATGCGGACGATGACCATAGTCAGCGAGCCTCGGAGTAGGACCGGCGCACGCCGGCATACCAAGCCGCCAGGGAGAGGCGCCTGCGGCGTTCGTCGGCTGCGGCGGCCCGTTGCTCTGCGATGACGGTTCCAGCCTCCTGCCCCGCCCGGATCGCCGGCAATGGCCTGTCCGCGATGAGCGATGCGGGGGCCGGCGGGAGCGAGCGACTAACGACGGGTGCCGCCGATTGACTGCAGGCGCAAAGCGTCAGCAGGAGACAACCTGCAAGCGGGATTGGAAGGTGCACGACGGATCTCCTCGACGATCTTACGGTCTGCGTCTGCGGCGAGTTCAACTGCGGCCGCGCGGGTTGCTGCATCGGCCTCCGCCTGTCGGGCGATGGCGATGTCGGCTTTGAGCGTGGCGATCTCGGCACGCAGGGCGACGGCCTCTCCGCGCTTGCGCTCCGCACGAACGCCCGTCTGGTAGGCCCCGACGAGCACAGCCATACCTACCGCCCCGGCGATGAGATAGGGCGCCAGCCGGCCCCACAGGGGCGACAGCAGGCCGAGCAGCATGGTCACCGCCGCGCCCCGGTCTGGACAGCCTCGGTGATAGCCGCCTCCGCCTTGCGGGTGGACTTCCAGATATAGAAGGCGGTGCCGGCGACAGCAGCCAGCCACACCCACGAAGGCACGTCCGAAAGCATGTCCTGCACAGGCTGGATATACTCGCGAGCCGGCTGGATATGGGAGGCAATACCCTGACCGATTGCGGTGGCGCCAGCACCGACCCAAGCAAAGCCTGACCAGATTTTAGCGCACCACGTAGGCCGGGCCTCCGGTGCGACAGCCTGCACCTTGGCGCTGTCCGCGTTCGCACGCTCCGGAGCGACGACACGTGGCTCACGGTCCTTGGCCAGCGTCAACACGAGCTCGTCGTCGATATGGTCGCCGGGAGGCAGACCCTTCGCCAGGCGATAAGCCGCGATCGTGGACCGCGTGTAGGGGCCGATCTTGCCGTCCGGCGTGCCGATCTCCGTGTACCCGGGATTGCGGAGCCACGTCTGGACGAGCGATACCTGATGCGGGTCGGTGATGTGCTCGGGCTCGTTCTCGACCGGAGCAGAGACAATCCGCTGCGGACGTGATGTGCGCGCCCATCGTTCATAGGCCGCCGCCATCTTCTCGTCATAGCGGTTCTGCTTGTAGCCGGGGCCATTGTAGGCGCGAGCAAAGCCAGCCCACCGCTTCGCCTTCAGGTCGGCCAGCATCGCCCGGTTCTTGCGGATGAAGCGGGCCATCACTTCGACCTGCGCCGCCACGTCGCCCTGCATCGTCTCGACCATGGCCGTCGCGGACGGATAGCCGAGCGATACGGCATGGTCGCCCATGACCTGCCCCAGGCCCCATGAACACGACTTGTTGGCGGCTTCCTCGTCGATCGCGCGGGCCTGCGCCAGGGTCCGCATCTTGCCGGCGTCGGTGTTCTGCGTCTTGTATTGCTCGGCCCGGTTCCACTTGGCGCGGGCAAGCCCCTCGCGGGCGGCGCGATCACGCTGCGATCCGGGGCCAAGATGCTTCCAGAAGTGGTGCGCCTCGAACAGGAACCGGGGCGTGACGCCATCGGCCATGAATGGCTTGCCGGCGCTTTCGACCTCCGCCACAGCCAGAAGGGCTGCGGGCTCGACGCCAAGGTCATTCGCCAGCGCAGAGATGCGCGCCTGCGCGTCGCGGTCAAACAGGGCCATCATCTCGTTCCTTCTTGCTTAGTCCAGTCCCCACCCCGAACACGAAGAGCACCAAGGCCCCCGCCATCCCGATCCCGATGAGGACCACGAACAGGGCCGGTATGTCGTCGAGGGTCGGGAGGGTCACCTTCGCCGCCACCAGTCGCGGAGGTCTTCCATGGGGCCGAGGAAGTAGGCGGGCAGCACAAGGGAAATCACGGCGGCGGCCGAAGCCACACCCGCAAACCAGTCAGGGAAGTGCATGGTGTTCCTCCGCCCCTTGGCGAAATTCCCGCTTTGGTGGTAGCTTCTCGAAAATTCAGGCTTGGGAGGGTTTCATGCGCGCGGTGGCAGTGCTTGGATTGTCTATTGCCTTGGGCGCATGTGCCGGGGCTCAAGCCACACGAACGTCAGGGAACACAATGATCGTGCAGGCAAGAGCCGCGCCGGTCTGCGGGCCAGAGGGCGCGGCGCGCGTTGCCTCCATGACGGTCGCGGTAGAGACGATCCGGGCTGGATATTCCCGCTACATCATCAACGGTGGGCAGGGCGGCTCAACCGTTCAGGTCCACCAGATGCCCGGCCATGTTCAGCATTCGGGGTTCTATGGCGGTGGGTCTTTTTCGGGGACCTCCACCTATGTTCCCGGCCCCACTATCGTGAGCGGATCGCACAATCAGGCATTGGCCGTGACGATGTTCCGAGCCGGCGACCCAGGCTTTGAAAACGCAATCGAAGCCGCTTCGGTGCTCGGCCCCGACTGGCAGGACAAGGTTCGTAACGGCATCAGGACTTGCGTGTGAGGCACGTCGTCACGTTCGTTCTGACGGCGATTTTCCTCATTCTGCTCGGCATGGTGCTGAAGTGGGCGTGGAACACCGGCAACTGGTGGGTATGGGGCGTCTTCTGGTTTGTCTTCCTGCCCGGCATCACTTGGGCCACATGGCGTCCAGAGGACACCGATGGGGCCAAGGAAATGTGGTCGGACATCAAAGCCAAATTTACGGGCCGCGCCACTCGTCGATGAGGGCGGGACGAGTGCCCTCCAAAAGGCGTTGCGTGAACCGTGAAATCCCATCACGCCCCTGGTCCGTCATTCCGCGAGATTGCAGATAGGCCAGAAGGGCCGGGCTGATCCGGTCACGCTCCCGACCGGATGCCGTGGCAAGCCGCGCGATATCGGCTGTGATGCGGGCGTTTCGCTCGCTGAGAGCCCCGCCCATCAGGGCATTGGCTCCCCATGCCACGGGGCGAGCCACCAGCGTTCCGAATGCGGAGGCGGACCCGGCGTCAGGCAGCAGGCGGTCAACCGGCTGCGGGACAGATCCACGAGCCGCAGCCTTGTCCATGGTGTTTGACCCGCCGAGTGCCGCAGACAAGCGGTCGAAGGTGTTTTCGGCTTCGATGCGGCGAAGCAACGGCTCGGCACGGGGACGCCCGACAACGGCCTCTAGCTTCTCACGGTTGGCCGGCGTGTTGAGAAGGCGACGAGCGGTGGTGTCGCCGTTGTCGCCCCACTTCGTTGCCGAGTTTGCCATGAGTTGCTGGATTGAATCGCGCGCGCCGGTCGCATAGGCTGCGCGTTCGGCCTGAGACATGTTGCGGATTTCAGCCGCCATCTGATCGCGCGAAAGTCCGCGAGAGAACACACCCTGACCGGATTCCAGCGCATCGCGAACGCCAAAGCCCTCGCCCGCGATCTCGCGAGCCTGGCGGTAAACGCCTTCGTTCGGGGTGCCCCGCAGGGCCTCGTCAATCTCCGTGCGGACCCGGCGGGCAAGGTTGCCATAAATGCGCGCGTCGTTACGGTTGGGCGTGCGGGCAAGGTCGTCAAGGGCGCGCTTGATGTAATCCAGTTCGGTTGCGTTGGGAACGCGGCGCATTTCAATGACGCGGCCGGCATCGTCAAGGTTCGCGAAAAATTGCTGCGCCGCCTGCGGGTTGTCGAGGTTCGCCATGCGACGCGCTGCATTGAGCACCGAGGGCTCATTCCGGAGGATGTCAATGGTCTCCTCAATGCCGCGAGTGAACGGCACGGGTCCTTCCCGGAACTGCCGATAGAGCGGTCCGGCGCGGTCATCCGCAGCCTTGGTAATCGCAGCCAAGGTTTCGGGGATATTACGCGGGGGGCCAAGGGCCTGCGTCACGTCGTCAGCAATACGCGCCGAGGAACCTTCCGCTCGCGCGCGGACGGCAGACTGTGCGATGCGCTGCCCCTCGCCGGGCGTAACTGCTGCGCCAACCACGCGGTTGCGGAGATTGACGCCGAGGTCGCCAAGCATCCCTTCCGGACCCAGTTCGGCAAACCGAGACTGAACGACTGCGGGGGTTACAGCATCCTGACGGGCCGCATCTGCGACATTGCGCACGGCACTGCGCTCGAAGGGCCGAAGCGCCTCCGGAACGCCCTTGAACCGGTCGGCAACGTAGGCTGCGGCGTTGCCGATGCCACGAGCGGCGGGAACGGCTGCGACGCCGATGCCCCCGCCGAGGATGCCACCAAGTCCGGCGTTAAGAGCGCGCTCACTGACCGCATTGCCTTCGCCCGCGCCGGCGATGGCGCCATACCCAAGACCAGTCAGGCCAGCATTCGCCATCTGCGGCAGCATGGTAGCCCCGCGAACGGCAGAGACAACTGGCAGGGCAACGGCCGAGCCGATGCCACCCGTCACTTTCGCCGCAAGATCAGTCACGGGGCGATCCTGCGAATAAGTGCGCCCCTGCGCGTCCTGAAATGCCTTATGGTCCGCATAGCGTTCGGCAAGGGACTGACCGGCATAGCGACGGCCAAGGCCAATCGTTTCCAGCGCGGCATTGACTCCAGCCGTTGCTTCGTCGGCCCAGTTCATGAGCATGCCGCCGGCAAGCGCGTTGCCAGCGTTCGACGGGGCATACCGGCGTACAAGGCGGTCCTGTACCGGTGTCGGGAGTGCAGAGAACCGCTGGCGACCCGACTGGACGGCCTCCCACGCTGCTTGCTCGTCCACTGCGGGGGCAGCGGGCGGGGCAAACTCCGCAAACGGATTGGCCGCGGCTTCCGGCTTGGGGGCAAATTCAGCGAAGGGATTTTCTGCCATCACTGCGCTCCCAGAACGCGGTCAGCCGCTCCGGCGCCGAACACCTCATCGAACTGCTTGCGACGCTCCGGTGTGTTGTCCGAACGCAGGCGGTCGATTGCCGCAGACGGCGGGGCGGCCGGGGCCGCGCCTTGGGACGGACGGTCGCCGCGAGCGGCGGACGCAACCCGCGTCGAAATCTCGCGCGCTTCCTGTGCCAACTGACGCAGTTCCTTGACGCCATCGGCGGCAGTGATGCCGCCGTTGGTCGGCCCCATCTGAACGCGCATGGCGATGTCCGCACGCTTCATGCGGTTTTCGATGAGAGCGTTCATGCCGTCCACAATCAGGCGGTTGCCTTCCGGTGTGTTGATGAGCCTCGGCAAACTGTCGCGGAACATGCGAGCATCGAAGTCGGACGTGGCGCCCGCGCCCGGCAGGCGCTGCGCGGGGGTCAGGCGGTTCAACAGCGCGTTGAGCGCCTGGATTTTGTCCACGTTCGGGCCAACCTGAATGCCGTAGTCTGCAAGCCGCTTCTGGATTTCGGCCGAAGGCCCGGTGCCGATCTGTTCAATCAGCCCCTGCACCTGCTGAAGGTTGCGGGCGTCGTCCATGGCCTTCGTGCCGTCCTCGGCAATGGCGTTAAACTGCGTAGCGAGCCCCTCGCCGGTTTTCTTGCGGAACGACTCCTCCGATGTCTCAAGGCCGGATTCCTCGCGACGAAGCGCCGTCTGGTATTCCATGAACGTCTTGGGCGTGCGCCCTGCATCGGTCTCCTGCTTGACGTAGGCAGCATAGTTCGTCTGGTCAGGCGTGGGGGCAGCGGTCGGCGGGGCAATCATACGGATCACCGCGCCGGTCTGCTTGTCGGTCAACACCTGGGATCCGTCTCGCGGATTGGTAACGACCTGCGTTTCGGGGCGCAGCGCTGCAATCTGATCCCTGATCTGCTTTTGCGTATCCGGGTCCTCAACCTGAGTAAGTGCGCGCTGAAGCCGGTCAATCTGGGCATAACGAGCGGCATATTCCGGCGGCAGCGCAGCGACCGGCGGCGTCACGGCCGGCGTAGGAGTAGCGACAGCCGGCGCGGCAGTCGGGGCGGCGGCTCCCGCGGGGGGCGGTGTCGCGCCAGCGGGGGCGCTTTCCGCAGGGGCGGGCGCGGGCGGCGTAGCCGTATCAACAGGCGCCGGAAGTGCGGCAGGGGCTGCGGTCGGCGCGGGAGTTGCCGGCGTGGCGGGACGCAGCAGCCTTTCAAGCGCAAGCCGATCACGCTCACGCCGTGCCATATCCGCCTCAACCTGACGGAGCTGAGCGCGCGACAATTCGGTTTGAGCGGAGGTCTGGCCGGTGCGCGCACGAAGAGCCTCAAGTTCAAGCGCTTCCTTGGCGGCGTTGCGTTCACGCTGGCCGGCGGCGTTCATGAACTGCATCCCGGCAAGGCCACCCGCACCGATCTGCTGAAGCGTCCCGCCGGGCGCTGCCATCATGGCGAGGCCAGCGGTCATCAGGGCGGCGCGCTGGTCGTCAGACAACCCGCCACCGCGGCCAAGCAACCGCTCGACAAACGAGTAGTTCGTCTGTTGCGGGGTTTCGCGGCGCGGTTCAAGGTAGCGCTGAAGCGGTGCAGGGACGTTGGAATAGGCCGAGGCCGTGGCGGGCGCTCCCTCGCGCGGGGCGGCCCGCTCGATAGCCTCAGAACCACCGAAACGGCGCGTCTGATGCGCCACCAGTTCGGCCGCGGTGCGGGGCGTTCCGTCACGATGGAAGAACACCGACTGATTGGCGCGAACGGCGGCAGGGTCGGCAAACGAGGTGGCCGGTGCGGACGGATCGGTGCGCGCGGCTTCGATCATCCGGGGGCCGCCAGCGGGGCCGAGGAAGTGCGTCATGTAGAGATTGCCGGGCGTCGGTTCGATGCCCCGTCCGCGCAGGACTTCCGCATTCTGCTGGGTAAACGCCTCCGTCGCGCGGCGAGCCTGATCCGGGTCTGTCCGTCCATCGGCAGTAAGGCCAAGATCAGGACGCGAGCGCATCAGGGCGTTCCATGTGCCAGTTGTGAACTGCCCTAGACCCGTTGCGGACGAGGTGCGCGCGCGAGCGTTAGGGTCATTGCCGCTTTCCTGCTGAAACAAGGCGGACAGGTAGCCGCGCGGGATCGACGCCTGCTGAAGCCCGCCAATGCCGAGTTCGCGAGAGGCAACGTCGGCAATGCCGGGAACGGCACCGATGCCCGCCCGCAGGGTTTCGGCCTCACCGGGAGCAAGGGACTGTTCGTCGCGAAGCATCATCAGACGCTCGGTGTCGGACAGGGCCGGCGCAATGCCACGGCGCGGGGCTTCCGCGACCGCAACGGGGGCGGCGGCCTCAATAGCCTCACCGATGCCAGCGGGGCGCGGCGTGGGGACCGGGGCCTGCATGGGGCGGGCAACCTGCTCACCGGCCATCATGTCGTCGGTGGACGGCGCTGAACGCGGCGGGATAAACGCGCCAACGTCATCGGGCGACATTTCCGGGGCAGACCGGAGAAGGCTTGCCGGGACAGCCTGGAACGAATTGAACGCATCCTCGAGCGTCATGGTCGGGCGCTCAAGATCTCCCGGGAAAATGTCCGAGGTGATCGGGGCGGGCGGGTCGAAAATCCCACCACCGCCGGCATAGCCCTTTACAGCCCCGCCGCGATTGTAGAGCCCGAGCATGCCAATCCCGCCCATGGCACCGCCCGCGTCAGGCATGAACGAGCCGGACGCAGTGGGGGAGAACGCACCCGTCAGGCTGGTAGGGCTGTTGAACATGCCCATGATGCCCTTGGCGAAGTCGCCAACCTGCCCCAAGAGATTGCCCTGCTGCTGACCGCCCCCACCGCCGCCACCGCTGGGGCGCGGGCGGGTGTCACCGGGGCGAAGATCAACGGCAGGAATGATGCCGCCCATGGGCGCATAGGGCATCACGGGGCCACCGGCAGCGAATGCACCCTCGATGCCGCGCGGGGCGGCATCCTCAGTCGCCACGTCGTAATCAACGCCGAGGATGCCGTCGAAATCCCTCACGGCTTCCGGCTTGTGCTCCATCACTTCCTGAGCGATGAGGCCAAGCTGTGTCGGGCCGCCCTCCTTATATCGGAAGGCGTAGATGGGCTGGCCGTCAAAGGTCTCACCTACGGGGCGCACGTCTTCCTTAATGCGCTCATCAGAAGGCATGAACATGGAGCCAAGAGACAGAAGGCCACCAAGAATGCCGCCGAAGCCGCCGCTTGTGGAACTCTCTTCCTGTCCCGTCTGCGTCCCGCCCATCTGAGAGCCGAGCGCGCTGGTCAGGCCCGCAAGCCACTGCGTCTGTTGGTAGGGGAACTGCTGCTTTTGCTGCCACTGGTCATAGGCCGTCTGACGGTTCTGCTGTTCCGTCGTCTGCGCCCCCTGTCCAAGCTGGGTCAGGAGCGCACCAAGGCCCGCCTGCTGCTGATTGGCGTTCACGCGGTTGGCATAAGCGGTGTTGATGCCGCTCATGGCCGCGTTCTGTGCCGAGGACGTGCCGAGTTCGGCATTCTGTGCGGCGGTGCCCATTCCAGCCGCGATCTGCGCCGCCTGAAGCCTGCGGGCAGCGGTGTCACGGTCAGCGGTAAGGGTGCGGTCGGCGTCAGACATGGACGCCTGCAACTGACGGGCTGCGGTGTCGCGGTCGGCGGTCAGTGTGCGGTCGGCATTGGAGGTCGCAGCCTGAAGCGCGCGTGCGGCATTCTGCTGATCGGCCCCGAGGTGGACGCCCTGCTGCTGCTGGAAGGTATCAACGGCCTGCTGATAGCCGCGATCAAACAGGTTCGCGAGCGTCTGATTGGTGGCAAGCCCCTGGGATCGGGCAAGCTCGGCTTGAGCCAGACCCATCCGGTCACCACCGAAGGCGTTACCCTGCTTGATCGCGTTGGTGAGGATCTGGTTTTGCTGAAGCGCGTTTTCCCGGCGCACATTTCCCATGGTCGCATCGACCACGTTCTGAATGTACGGGTTGAGGTACTGAGAGACGGCCTGACCGGAGAACCGTTGTGCGTTCGCGTCACGCGAGGCCACGTCGCGGGCGGTCAGCCCCTGAACCTGTCCGACGCGCTCGGCGGTGATCGGCGCGCTTCCCTGTGCCATGGACCCCATGGCGCTCGCGAAATACGGCTGATACACCCCACGGGTTCGGGCCGCATCGGTCGCGATGTCGTTGGCGATCCGCTGAACCACGCCGCCGTTATCAACGAGATGCGGAGCCGTGGACAGGGCGCGAACGACCTGTTCGGAGCCCGCCCGCTGCATCTCCGTCCACGAGTTCATGAGGTCATCCCGGTAGGGATAAGCCTCATAGGGCTGTGACCCGACGCCCTGTGCCCGCTTCAACAGGTCCGAATAGGCGGTATATGCCTGCTCGTCGGGGCGATAGGTCGATGTGCTGTTTTTTGTGGAGGTCTGACCGCCCATTTATGGCCCCGGATAATAGAGGAAAAATTCGCCCGCCTTGGGGAGCTGGCGGCGGTAGAGCCTCACCTTGGCTTCGGTGCGGTGATTGGAGATGACGCCGATCAAAAGCGGCAGATCGAGCTTGTCAGCGTAGGATTTCGCGTGCTCAATCATCTGCTTGGCATAGGTCGAGCGGCGGTGATCCGGGTGGACGAAATTGAAAATCTCAACCAACTGGAAATCGCGCGAGTACCAGGGCTGATCCAGTAGCAGCCCGATCATGCCCTTGAGATTGCCCGGCTCCCCGATCACGCCGATATATCCGCCGTCGCAGTTGAGAAGGGACCGCGCGATGTTGCGCGCCTTGGCGTTGTCCCAACTGTGAACGCCATTTTCAGCGTGCAGGAGATGGCCGAGCGCCATCACCCCCTCGAAATCCTCAGGGGTTGCCATACGAACAAGCGACATGTTCACTTCACCGGGTTGGGGAGGGCTTTGAGGGTTTTCACCAGACGGGCGCGCTCCTGCTTGACGAACCGGTCGAGGATCGCGTGCCCCTTTTCCAGATCGCCGCCGCCAATACGCAGAACGTCATCGGGGCTCACCACATGCTCACCGCCAGCCGCGAGAATATCGACGCCCTGAACGGCTCCACCGCGCGAGCGCCGCGCGGGAGATAGTTTGAACTTGCGCATCAGGGCTTCATGCCCCGCATCCGTATTCCCCTCGCCCAAGGCCGAAACAATATCGGCGGGGATGACAAAAGACCCTGACCCGACCGTCATGGGGATGTGGTCGGTCCTCCCCGGCACAGGGGATTTGATCGGCCCGGCGTGGATCATGTCGGCCTCAGGTGTAGTAGGGGACTTTGGCCGCCGTACCGTTCGGCAGCGTCACGTCGATAAACCCGACCGGGTTTGCTGGCAGCGTGGCAGCGCCTCCGGTGGCGGTGCTGGACGTGCCGCCCTGCTGGGGGAACGTCGTCTGCAGGACACGGGCCTGCGCGTTCATGGCCTGCGCAATGGCGAGCAGCGCCTGCAATATCTGATCGGTGTTCACGGGACCGTTCATGGCTGCCTACCTGCCGGTGCGAGGCGGAACGTCGGAGCGCCTACGCTGAAGTTGAAATCAGGCCGCGCGGTCCATTCGATCCGGACGGCCATATAGCGCCCGCGAGAGCGAAGGGACTGCTTCATCCGATCGGGCGTAAAGACGTAAGGCCCTGACGAGTATTGCGGCCCTTGGGGAGATGTTGAGGTCACGACGGTTACGCTCCCGCCCCCGTCCTCATAGCCTGGACCCATCCAGCGGAAATCCGGCTGGAACTCGTCCACGAACATCGAATAGGTGCCGTCTTCGAGCTGGGCATAGCCGGTCTGGATGAAGGCCCCGGCCATCGGCTCGCCGTCAGCGTTGTAGCCGATTTCGTGCTGCTGAATGCGGAAGTTCTCATCCGCGCCAAGGGCGTTGCCGAACACGTTCTGGTCGATCCATGCGGTGCGGCAGAGAGAACCGAAATCCCACGTGCCTTCCGCCACATTCATCTTGACGTACTTGTCGATCTCGCCGGTTCCGCCACTGATGGATGGATAGAAGAACCACACCTCGTTATATGCGGCATTGCCCCCGGCATGGACCTTGCCGATGTTGTCTTGGTCGAGGTCGTTGAAAATCTCGTTCCACACCGAACAGGGAACCGGGACCATGCCGGAATCGCCGTACTGGAAAAAGCCCTTCTTGCTCATCCAATAGGTGTTTCGGCCTTGCGTTGTCCTTGCCTTGGGGGCGACCAGACCGCAGTTCGTTCCAACGGTGATGAAGGAATAGACCGCAGGAGGCCCGACATACTGGACCGACCAGCAATCGGTATCGGTCCACAGAAGCGAAGCCTGGGGCGCTTGCAAGCCGCCGACAATGCGAGAGCCACGGGAGAGCCTGAACGACCCCGCCTGGTTTTCCGGTGTTGCAATCCAGTCATCAACGATCCCGACATCGGACCAGCGGACGAGCAAGGGATCTTGCACCCCGCCCCCAAGGGTCTCTTCCGAGCCGAAGGCGATGATTTGAGCCTGCGGCATGGCAACGAACATGCCGGTGTTGATCTGGGGTCCGGTCTCAATCGCAATCGCGGTCGGGGTGCCAGTGACGGGAAGCGGCGGCTCATAGACGTAGATTTGCCCGTTCTCGGGGCAAAGCAAGGCGTTCTGACCTAGATTGTCCAAAGACCAGTTGATGGCCGTCGTGGGGGCGTCGGTGGGATACAGAAGCGCGACCTGACCGCCGCCGCTCTGCGCCCCCTCGAAAATGGAAGTCGTCGCCGTTTCCCCGCAATCGAAGTCGAAAGCGTTGACGCTCGCAACGTTGGTGATCGTGTAGGAGCCGGAAAGCGTGATGTCGTTGTTGGGCAGCCTGACGGTGACGCCGAGGATGTATTCCTGCCCCACCGACATGCCGTGGCCGTTCAGATACACCCTGATCGTGCGGGCGTTGGGAGCGCCGCGGAAATTGACGGTGTGGTAGGCCGGATAGCCGCCATTTCCAAAGGTCGAGGACGCCAGCGCGCCGCCGTTGATGACGTAGCTGTTCGCGTTGATGACGTTGGTGACGGTGTAATCGCCTATCGCCAGCCGATAGCTCTGATTGGCGCCAAGGGCGAGAGTTGATGCGATCAGCCCGTTGTTGCCGAACAGCAGAAACCGGCCGTTGAAATAAGTGATGTCGAGGGCGCTTTCCGTCTGGTCCAGGCTGCGCAGGTTCCATGTCGTGCCCGCTGCGTTGCCCTGGACCACCGGAGTAAGGCTTGAAGAAACCAGCCCCGTTGCGTAGAGCGACGATCCTCCGAACGTGACCGCTGTTAGCGTCCTTACGGTGCCAGACGTGCGAGGCGTCCACGTTGCGCCTGCAGCTGCTGCAGTCAGGATCGTTCCGGCCTCACCTACGGCGCAGAGAACCGAACCCGACCACGCGACATCGTAAAGGTCATTGCCCGTACCGGAAACCTGTACGGTCCATGTCACTCCCGTTGGGGAGGTGGTGATGGCGCCATTGTCACCCACGACGCAGAAGACGGAACCGGACCACACCGAGCCCCTGAGCGTTTGGGAGGTGCCAGAGGTGCGGGCCGTCCAAGTCGTGCCGTTTGAAGACGTGTAAATGACGCCATTAATTCCGGCAGCGACAAAAAGGCTGTTGCCGAAAGACACCCGCTCAAAGCGACCCGAGACAACAACAAGCCTTTCAACCCACGTCACGCCATCGGTCGAGGAATAGATATAGCCAACTGATCCGCTATACCCCACGGCTACCAACACGCTCCCCGACGCGGCAATGTCGCTAATGCCCCCAGCGCCGACCGAAATTGAACCGATCACGCTCCAATCGTCGAGGGTCGAGTAGCGGTAAACGTCCCCGCCCTGTTCAACAGCGTAAAGCTGGCCGCCGAAGGTCGTGGCGCCGACAAGTGTGTCAATCGTGCCTGATGTCCGCTGAACCCAGTCAAGCCCGTCAGGCGGCCCGCTCACGGGCACATTGAGGGTCAGGCGCTCGCCTGCCGTTACGCCGTGGTCCGTATCGGTCACGGTAATGCTCGATGACCCGGAAACCGTCGAGTACCAGGGAGGGGTGACGTTGGACGCGCGACGAACCAGACCGAAATTGGCAAGGTTGCCCTCGGCGTAAAGCTGCGCCCCGCCGTCCCCCGCGATCAGAAGCCCGTCCACAAGGTCAAGGTCTTTCCATGCGTGCATGCACCGGACGTAATCGTTGCACTGGGCGTCGAAGAGCCGTTCCCACCCGCCGAGGCGCTGGAATAGCCCCTGCTGCACGCGGACGAGATTGGACGAGGACACGCCAAGCTCATTCTGGGAAGGCGTAACCTGCGTATTGACGCCGGGGCGGATGGCGATCTTCTTACGCGGCATTGAGCTTCTTCCGCGCCTCTTCCGTCGCCGCCGAGGCGATGAGGTTCTGATACTGCTGTTCCCACGACTGCGCGGATTTGGGGTCGTCGGCCTGAGCGCCGAAGTCCCTCTGGAACCCGGTCACGTAGATCATGGAGGCTGCCACCAGAAGGTCGGGGAAATACATGGACAGGATGGTGGTCTGATTGGTCGGGGAGATCGGCGCGGGACGCTTGGTCCCCACCACCTCAACCGCATAGGCCGCATCCGGCCACGGCCCCACGATAATCGTGAACTGGTCCTGCATGGCGAAGTGAGTGGGGCGCCCTGCTCCGGTTGCCGCAGGCCACGCATAGTTGAGGTAAGCGCGGGAGGTTGGCAGGAGCGGCCGGCGGGTGCCGTTGGCAACGGTTGAGCCCGCAGGCGTCACGACGTTCACCTGCTGCACCGTCACCCAATAGCTGGCGGTGTTGGAAAGGGTGAGCGCGCGGTTGCCAGACGTGAGCGCAAGCGTGCTGTCCGTCACGACCGTTTGCAGCAAGTTCAGGTCGCGATAGATCCGCTGCTCGGCATAGTCGATCATGCCGTTGACGATTTGATTGAACCACGGATCGGTCGCATCAACCGCGGCAAGGCTCCGCATCTGCGCGATGTAAGAGTTATAGGTCAGGCTCATGCGATGACCTCGCAGGGGATGCGGGACCACAGGCTGATATTGTTGCCAAGCGAGGTCGTGACGGTTGCCTGAAGGGCATAGACGACACCGGGCAGAAGTCCGGTGATGCGCTGCATGGCAATCGTGTTGATGAGGCCAGGATCACCGTCGAGGCGCGTTGCCACGTCAGCATCGGTGCCCTCGGAAACCGTGAGAGCAAACACGACGGAAAGGATGGTCTCGCCCGACTGAAGGTCGTTGACGAAATTCAGCGAATAGACTTCGCTTTCCGATTGGTCGCTAACATCGAAGTCCCTGCCGACATACATTAGAGCGCCCTCGTCCGGATGACGGAGTTTTTCAGGGTGAGGCTGGGATTGGCGACAAGGATTGCGGGGTCAATCTGGCCCGCCTGACCCGTCGCGAACACACCGATCAGAATGCCCATCGGGTTCGGCCCGATTGTCCCGGCAAGGCCCGAAGCCGAGACGCCCGGAAGCGTGCTGCTATCAACCGCTGCACTGAGCGTACCAGCGCTGCCGTTGGCCGAGACGCCGAACAAGAGAGCGTCCGGAACGGTGATAATATCGCCGGCTTCACCAGTGGCCTCGTTACCGGTGAGGTCAACGGTAACCGTTGGCGTGAAGGTGCCCGGCGAGCCCGTAGCGGAAACGCCTGGGATGACGATTTCACTGGCGATGCCGAACGTGCCGGCCGAGCCTACGGAGGCAACACCCGTCAGGGCCTTGGCCGGGGATGCGGTGAGGATACCAGCGGAGCCCGTAGCGGCCACACCGACCAGCGTGCCGTTGCCGTCGATCTCTACGGCAAGGTCACCAACCTCACCCGTGGCAGAAACGCCAACGATAAAGTTGGATGACGAGTTGGTGGTGATGTCCCCGACTTCACCAACCGCCTCAACTCCGGTCAGTTCATATTCGACGTGGGCAGTAAGGGTGCCTGCTGCGCCCGTTGCCTCAACGCCTGTGATCTCGAAGGAGACCGTTGGAACGAGAGACCCGACCTGACCCGCTGCCGAGACGCCGACGATCTCGCCGCCCGGCTGGCCGGTGAGCGTTCCCGCCTCGCCCGTGCCGGAAACGCCGGTCAGGTCATAGGCAACCGACCCGACAAGGGTTCCGGCCGCACCGGTTGCAGCAACGCCCGTGAGGTCAACGGTCGTGCCCGCGATGATGTCAACGGTGAGGTCGCCAACCTGACCGACGCCCTCGACGCCGACGATTTCGACTTCAACGGCACTGGCAATGGTGCCGACGCCACCAACGGCCTCGACACCAACAAGCGCCGCATCCGTGTCAAGGACGCCAGCGCCGCCTAGTGCGTCACCGCCAAGCGGCCATAAGCCGAGCATGGCTTACCAGCCCGTCACATCAACGGCGTCAAGGTCAGCGTGTGTTCGCGCGCCGAGGATGGCGTCGGTCAACTCGCGCTCCCGGTCAAAGCACGACTGGACATGCGCGGTAACCGCCGTTGAAATCGCCTTGATCGTGTCCGCGTCCAGAGACACGAACACACCCGTCTGGATTTTCCAGTTGGGGATGACGAAATTTGGATCCTCGCTCGCCCGGATATAGGCGGCGGTCAAAATACCGACCGTCTGCCGATCCGTAGGAATAAGCATCCCGCCGACCATGACGCCGCCGGTCTCGCGCTCATAGCGGTGTTCCGCGGCGCGATCCAGAAGGATAGCCTTCCGCTCGGCCAACGCCGGGCGCTTCGGCTCCACATACCTGACCTCGCCGGTTCCGCAATCAATGACAGTTGCCATATCACATCCCGTAGAGTGTCAGGGTGCCGCTCGAAAACGTGGACGAGCCGCAGATTATCCGCAGGGCATTGATCGGGGTCGAGGCGCGGTAACGGATCTGGCTGATGGCGCTGGCGCTTGTGTCGCCATCAGAGGCCGCCGGCCCCGAAGTCGTCAAAATAATGCCAGAATACGCGTAACGAGGAATGAAAACGGCGCCATATTTGGCGTCAGCATCATTTGGGGAAATATTGAGCTGGGTCGACCAACTGCTGCCGTTATTGATGGAAATTGACAACGCAATGCCGCTTGCAGCATTTACAGCTAGCCCGTTGATCATCAGAAACAGGGCCTGATAGGTTCCGGGGATCGACGTGAAATCCACAGTCGTTCCAGACGGGGAACTGGTCGTTGCGATCTGCGTCCACGTCGAGCCGCCGCTAAACGGCCCCACCGTCGTGCCGTTGATCCGCGCATAAACACCGGCTGATGTGGTCCACAGATCGCCGTTGGTGGGGGACGTGGGGGCCGATCCCTGGGGCAGGTTCAGGCCCGCCGCGCTGGTCGTGCTCGCCGTGGTGATAAGCGGCCCTGAGAGCGTCTGTGCGCTCGTCAGCGTCGGGTTGAGCAGGTCCGCAGAGCGCGGCGTGATGTAAACAATCGCGTTGCCCGACAGGTTGATTGCACTGTTTGAATTGGTCGAGTTCGTCACCGACCGCGTGAGCGTCGTTCCCGATGACGTGTAAGTACCGGTTCCGATTTCACCGTTCGAGCCGTCCTGAATGGCATAGCTCACCACCTGGCCGTCCGTAACACCGGCCCCAGCAAACGACAGAAAACCCGGAACAGCCGAGCCGAGCGTGATGGTGCCCGTGCCCGTGGTTGCCGTCGTCATCTTGGCGAGGTTGTAGAGAAGTGCCATTTTTGACGTTTTCCCTTCTTGTCGTGGCAACGCCTGTGTTAAAATTCACAGACGTTGTTTCTGACGGAGAAGAACAGATGAGATCGCGTTTCTACGAGCGAGACGGGAAGACCCAGACGCTCGGTGAATGGTGCCGAGAACTCGGCCTTCCGTATCTGCGCGTTTACATGCGCATCGAACGCGGGATGACTTTCGAAGAGGCCATCAGCAAGCCGCCAGGATCACTCGCCAAGCCGAAGAAGCACGCCGACCGGGAAAGGCTCGTCACTATCGACGGCAAGACCCAATCCCTTCATGCGTGGTGCGTTGAGAAGGGGATCAGTTACAACGCCGTCATCAAGCGAGTGCTGAAAGGCGCGGAACCGCTTGAGGCGATGAAACTGGCCACCAACCCACTTCGAACCACCCGCACACTCGATCTGCGGGGTACTTGGCGGAACATGATCGCGCGGTGCACCGACGAGACGCGGCGCGATTACAAGAACTACGGTGGGCGTGGTATTCGCGTCTGCAAGCGGTGGCAGGATTATGAGGCGTTTTGTGCCGACATGGCCCCGCGCCCCGAAGGTCACTCGCTAGATCGCATCGACAACGACGGTGATTATTCGCCCGAAAACTGCCGGTGGAGTCTGCCGGGGGCGCAAGCACGAAACCGCCGCGCAAACCACTTTGTCACTATCGACGGCGAGACAAAGTGCTTTGTGGACTGGTGCACGGAAGCCGGAACGTCTGCCGTGACTGGTTATAGGCTGATTGCCCGAGGCATGACCCCCGAGCAATCAGTTGCGGAACTGCGAAAACGAAGTCTTGCGCGGATGTAAGGAGCGCACTAGCTGAGGCGCAGGATCGCGGTTGACGCTCCGGCACTTGGCATGACTGCGGTAAACGTGCCGCTAGACACAGTTTGCGTGCCGCCGAAGTCATGGACGGAGCAGGCTCGGCCGGTGGTCGAAAGGCGGCCGGTCGAGTTGTAGATCATCGCGCCCGTGGTGGAGAACGTAGCCGAGGTCCACGTCGGGTTAGGCGAGAAGGTGGTAAGCGCCGTGGTGCCGGACGAGGACGGAGTTACGTTCGTGAGCGTGACGCCGCCAGCCGTATAGCCGGTGCCGGTGACTTCATCCGAGTTGCCGGTGATGTCGGAATAGTTGGTGGTCGCGGCGCCGTAGGTGCCAGCCATGCCAACCTTGATGAGCGCGATCTTGAACACGTCGCCCGTACAGGTCAGGGTGGTGCCGGACGCGGTACCCGTTGCCGCCGCCGAGATCGTGACGGACGTGCTCGACGGGATGGTGACGATCTTGGCGCCGGCTGGAATGTTGGTTCCCGAGATCGGCATGCCGACGACGAGATTGGTCACCGCCGACATATTCGAGATCGTGGTGGACGAGTTGGTGGTGTCACCGGTGGGGGTCTGGGTCGCGTTAAAGCAGTGGCCGCCCTGAAGCAGCTCCACCTTGAACGACGTGCACATGGCGGTCGTGATAGGCATGATGGGGTGTCCTCGTTAGGCGGGCTGGTGGTCAGCGGCCCATAGACGTTCGATATGGATGGATGTGGCGAAGTGCTCCCCGAGGACGTTGCGCACGTATTCTCGGGTTTCAGCCTTCTGGAAATGCTCGGAAAACGGTGTTTCCGATGCCGCTTCGACAATCAGCGCGAGTGTCGCTTCGACGGCTTTGGTGGGGTCGTTCGGCTCATTGACTGAGCCTCCATCGGCAAGGCGGCGGCGTTCGTCCTCTTGGACGAGACGGTGGGCGGCCTCGCAGATTTCGAGGAGCTTGACCTTGAGCTTGAGGCCCATGGGGTCTTTCGCGGCCTGCACGATCTGGCCGACAGTTGTTTCGGCCCAATACTCGGCGGAGTGCGGGCCGCCGTTGGTGATCATGAAAGCTGCGACCATGATTATTCCCTGCGTGGGCGCGGGTTGGGGATCGGCACCGGATCGGGGCCGACAACGGGCGTGAGGAATTGGGGATTGAGGTCGTCAAGGCATGTGTCACAGACGAGCATGCCGGTGTTGACGACGTTGTTGCCGGCGTATTGCTCTTGCCAGGACAGATCGACGTTGTTGTATTGGAACCCGCAACGGTCGCAGATGGCGAAGGCTTGGGGGTTGCGGGACGAAATCCGCGCCCGGCCGTGCGGCCTCATCGGAAGTACCCACCGAGAAGGGGCGTGATCTGCATCGGCACGTTTTCGGTGTTCTGTGTCGAGGCGATATTCCAAGCCTCGTCAGCGTCGGCCTTGCGCGCGCCTTCAAGGTTCGGAGCCCATATCCTGGCGAGGCGGTGGGCAACGCCCGCAACCAGCGCGTCAAGGAACAGGTACGGCACATCGGCCGTCTCGCCGGACGGCAACTCGGCGTCCTGAAGCCGGCGGTAGCGGTAGTATTTCAGGCTATAGACCTGATCGGGCACCGGCCAGAGTGTGACAGTCGGGCTCACCAGCCGGTCGAACCAGAAGGATGTCGGGCGTCCTTCCGTGTCCTTGTTGCCGATCGCTGCATAGTCCGAGCGGCTGAACGGCGTGATCGTGGTTGAAAGCCCCGACGATTCCAGAAAGGCGTCGAGGATCATGACGGTGTTGCCATCGACGTTATAGGTGCGCGTACCGGCGACCAGGGGCGTCGTGACGAGATCCACGGCCCACAGGTTCGGGCCGCGGTTGGAGGCGCTTGCCAGCCACAGGTTCATTTCCGTGCGGCCATCGGTCATGTGATCCTGCGTCAGGTCCACAGGACGGATGCCGATCCGGCGGAATGCCGCCGTGACCAAGTCCGCGTTGGAGGGGTTGAACGAGTAGAGGCCCGATGTCGCCATATCAGCGCGCCGGGGTTGCCGACTGAAGGACGGTGGTGGTCACCGATCCCGATCCGCTGTTGAGCAGGACGCGGACGAAGCAGGGGGCGTATTGAAAGCCGCTGATCTTCGTTGCGGTTGCACCGACGACTGCGGTGTCTGCCGAAGACGACCACGTGACATCCTGGGGAGCCACCGGGTTCGTCAGCGAGTTCGGGTCGTCAAGCGTCTGCTGAACGGTGTAGTTGACCGTACCGGACGCGACACACTGGACGGTCACATAGTTCGCGTTCCAGTCGTCAAGGCGAACCCAGGGGGAGGCCGCGACGCCGTTAGTCCCGACCTCAACGGCCGCATCAAAGGCGTCAGGCGAGACGATGGATGATACCGTGGCGTAGTCGAGAACCGAGGCAACGGTGCCGGGGCCGCCATCGGCAACGGTCACGGTCTCCCCGATCGGCTGACCCGACCAGTTCGTGCCGGTGATTTCGATAGTGCGGTCTGCGGCCTCGGTGCCGTAGGTCACGAGCACACGGCGGGGGGTGTCAAGGACGGCAACGCCCCCGGACACCAGCGTGCCGTCGAGCGTGAAGGCGACACCGGCCGCAGGGGTTTGCGATTCCGCGATAGCGTTGGTGTCAGCACCCGCGAGCGGCCCGACAGTGACGACGATCGGCCTCATGGCTTAACCCTCGCCTCGTGCAATGGCGGCAGCCTTTGCCTCGGCATCGGCAAGCGCATCCGCCTCGGCAATCGTCAGCGCCTCGCCTGCGGCGATCTTGGCCGCGACGGTTTCCATATCGACGGCGGGAGCCTTCTGCGGCACAACGTCGTCCTGCGCCGGGGCTTGCGCCTCGGCCTTCGGTTTGCGGGCCATGTGTTGTTCCTTGGGAAAAGTGAGGGGCGAGGATGTCTCCCCGCCCCTTCTGGTCCTTAGACCTGAGCGACGCCGAACAGGCCCGTCGCAGACTGGACGTTCGCCACCGAGGGGGTGACGTACACAGTCAGGCGGAGGGTGCCGTTGGACGCCGCAGACTGCAGCGCGTAGGTGCCGCGGACATCGCCCGTGGTCGCCGTGGACGGGTCGGTGGTAACCGCCGCGGTGAAGCCGGTCGTGGCTGTCACCTGGGCGTTGTTCCACCACACTTCGATCTCGCTGAAATAATCAGCGCGGATCGGAAGGCCGATCACGTCGGTGGTGCCGACAGTGACAGCGGAGCCCGAGAGGGTGCCGGCCGGAACCACGGAGGCGATATACTTGAACGCCTTGGTGGTGGTGGCCGTAGCAACTGCACCGCCGGTCACGGTCTGCGTCAGCGGATAGCCGTAGAGGTCATATCCGTTGATCGTGAACGTGCCGTTGCTGTCATCGCCAGCGGAGACGACGCGAACGCAACGGGCAATGCCCTTGCTCGGATCCCAACCGCGGACGATGTCCGACTGGCCGAAGCCAATCGGGGACATGGCAGTGTCGAGGGCGTAGAGCCCCGTGACGGTGGCGCCGGTATCCGCGCGGGTGATGGACACCCCCGAGGTTACACCGGTTCCAGCGGTCAGGGTCAGGGCCGTTCCAGCGACAGGCACCTGGCTCGCGGCGATGTTGTTCGCCGCAAGCGCAGAGGGCACCTGCTGGATGACGCAGATGCGGCCGGGAGCAGCCCACATATACGCCTTATTGCCAGCAGGCTTGTAGCTGAACGGTTCGCGAGGGTCGAGAAGGCCGACGCCCTGATCGAAGCCGGAAGGGCCACGATCAGGGTTGTTCGACCCGCCGAAGCCCAGAACCGGGCCAGTGAAGGCGGAGATCGACATGGTCGCCCCTCCTTACGAAGTCGCCAGCGAGCCGTAGAGCGCACGCGGGTCGTAGTAGGAGAACGAAAACCGCTCGAAAGCCTTCACCAGAAGATTGTCCGTGGTGAAATCGGCCTGCATGTCGGTTTCGAACGGGATACGCTGGAGGTACTGAAGGCCCGGAATGTCGGTCTTCAGGAACCAGCTATAGTCCGAAGTCAGATAGTCATACACGAAGTGTCCTTCCGGCAGACCGCCGGAGGTGGACAGGATCGCGTTGACATCGTTGTCGGCAGTGCCCGGACGAAGCTCGGTCTTCACAAGGCGGATCGCGACCGGCTCAAGTGCAATCGGCACAATGAGCTTGCGGGCGCGGGCCATCATGCGCAGGCCGGCGTTGTCGCGGAAGTTCTTGCGAACCGACGCCATGCCGGCGAGAAGCGACGCCTCGTTCAGGTCCACGTCGATCGCGGGACGGTTGGCGAAGGTGCCACCGGCCGGGATCGGGTGAGCCGTCGAGAGGAGGGCAACACCGTCGCCGCCGATCGTCGAGTTGTAGGTGCCAGCAAGGTTCAGGATATTCGCACCCTGAATTTCCTTGAACTGGTTCATGGACTTCTGCAGGCCGAGGTTCGACGGCTTGAACTGGGCCTTGTAGAGGTTGTCATCGATGGCGTTGCGGGTGATCGCATAACCGATACCCACGCCGACGTGGATCTGGTTATAGACGAACGCCTCGCCAGCGTTGTTGTCCATGTAGGTTGCGCCGCCGTCAGCCTTGAGGGCTGCCATGCCGAGATAGCGCATGGAGGCAACGCGCTCGACCTGCATGCGGGAGGTCCCGCTGTCGAACACCTTGTCATAGAGACGGGGAAGGTCCTTGTATTCCCCGGTGACTTTGCGCAGACCCGGCAGAAGCAGGTCGCGGATGGCAGAAAGATTAACAGCCATTGTCCCTGCTCCTTACGAGATGCCGGTGATGCCGGGCTTGAAGATCATGTTGTTGAAGCCGACCTCAACGAGGTTGTAGGCGCCAGCCTCGGTGCCGTTGAAGCCGGCCGGCTCGGTGACGAGGCCGGTGACAATGAACGGGAAGGTGGCGGTCGTTGCGGTGGTCGAGTTCAGCGTCATGCCCGACAGGCCCGTGGTCGTGTTGCCAGCGCCAGCGATGAGCTGGGCGTTCTGGCCGACCTTGGCGAAAGTGATGCCGGTGCTGTCCGTCTGCACGCGGAAGCGGGCGTTCGGGTCATCAACGACATAGGCAGAGATGGGCAGGCTGGAATCCACGTCAGACGTGGTGCCCGGCCAATAGCGGCTGTTGATCCACTGACGCATGGACAGGGAGTAATAGAGGCAGCCGACGAAGACGCCCGCGAGGGCGACAGTGCCCGCGGTGGCGCGGGTGATATAACCGGTAGCAGTCGAGGTCACCGGAACAACCGCATCGCCCGTGAAGATGGCGGTGGAGTTGGTCGGGGCAATAGCGCGAACGCTGAAGCCCATGTTGGCGGTGGCGCCGTTGTTGCTGCCGATGGGCGTGAAACCGAACGGTGCGTTCGTGTTCGCCATGACAGTTCTCCTTATGGAGGTTTGGGAGATGTCGAGCGAAGTCACGCGAGCGCCGCGTTATTCGGACATGGGTTGAGAACCGCCCCGCGACAGCGCGTCGGTGGGGCGGGATGCAAGACCTGAGCGGAGGTCTGTTACCGCTCGGGAATGGAAAGGGGTTCGACCGACTGTTCGATCTTGGAGCGCAGGCGTTCGCCTTCGTTGGCGCCGGCAAGGCCGAGTTCGGTTTCCTTGTCCTTCATCTGGCGCCTGGCCTGCATTTCGTCACGCTTGCGGGCCGTCTCGCTGATGATGAGGGGGCGCTCCATCAGAATAAGGCCCTCACGCTCGATATAACCTGAGCGGTCAGCCTGATCGGACGGGAGAAGTTCGGGGTGGCGGGAAGCCGGGACGGGCTCCCATCCGGTGGCGCGGCGGTTCTTCATGTTGTCCGCGCCGAAGGCTGCATCGGTGCGGCCATAGGTCGAGGCCCGCACCCACATGTAATCCCAGCCGTCCGGAATGAGGTTCAGCGGGATGTCAAACTTGTTCTCGCCAACGGATTCGAATGTGGCGGTCTGCATGATCTCCATTGCGCGGCGACGGGCGCGCTCGGCGGGGCTTTCGTGGCCCGGCGTTGCGGCCTGTTCGGTCGGCGGCAGGTGGTTGAGGCGGGGCCGGCCGGGACGGCGGGGCTCGGTGCTCTCGGTGTAGTCCTGATCCATCACTTACCCCCTTCGCGGGCGATTTCGAGTGCGTATTTCGCGTATTCCTGAAGCGACATTCCGAGGTCGCGTGCGGTTTCCTGCTGCTCACGCGACAGGCGCATGGTGCGCTGCCCGGCCTGCCCGCTGGACGGGACAGACGTGGGAGGAGCCGCAGCTACCGCTGGACGCTTCACCGGCTCAGGCTTGGCGGGTTCGGGATTGTCCTGCACGTATCCCATGTGACGGTCCAGAAATGCGAAATACTCCGGGGTGTCGGGCTCGATGCCCTCACCCATCGCCTTGTAATGACCGCGCTGGGCGAGCTTCGCCTTGGACGGGTCGGTCACGATTTCGCTGTGAGCGCGGATCCACTCGGCAGACTGAGGGGATGCGGCGGCGGCGGCGGCTTCAACGGGGTCTTTCGGCGCAGCGCGCACCGGGCCTTCAGTTACGACGGGCCGGTCCTGTGCGGCGACGACCTGATCGCGGTAGTTCTCCGCCTTGGCACGCTCGGCCTCGATGCGGATCATGATGCGGTTGACCTTGGCGACAGCCGCCGGGTCGTTCTTCTCGATGGCCTCGGCAAGAGCGCGCTCGGCCAATTCTGCGTCACGATCAAGGGCGGCAATCTGCGCCTGGATCGCTTCGTGCTGGGAACCGAGGACGGCCTTTTCAGCCCTTACGCGGTTCTGTGCCTCGGCAACGCGGGAGGCTTCCGCTTCCTCGCGACGGCGCCTCTCGGCTTCCGTATTGCGGCGGGCTTCCTCAAGCTGCTTGCGCAGCGCAACGATGCCGGGTTCCTCTTCCTCGGCTTCCGGCTTGGCGCCATCGGCCTTGGCTTCGATCTCTTCGCCAGTCTCAAGGTCGATCTCAACCGGGGTATCGTCCGGCTTCACGTCCTCAAGCAGTTCAACATCGACATCGCTCATGGGGTCACCACAGGATGTCGGGGCGCTTGACGATAGCGCGGATGTGAGTGTCGGACACGACACGGCAAAGCTGGCTTCCCAGCTTCAGTGACCAGCCGTCAGACGTGCGGATGGCAACCCAGTCGCCTACCTGCACATCCTGGCCGTTGAAGATGCGGCCGGCGTCGGCGTTCTCCTGAAACGCATCCGGTCCCTTCTTCAGGACGAGGCCAATCTTCCCCTGATAATCGTCCTCATCGCGGGTGCTGTCAGCGAGATAGAGCCCGGATGCGGTCTTCTCAGGGCGCTTGTAAACGCCGATGAGCACCTGATTGAACAGGATGTCGATTTCGTCAACGTAGTCCGAGACCAACCGCCGGATGTCATCCGCAGGGTCGGTCGTATGGTGCATGAGACGCGCGCTCATGGCCCCTCCTTCTGTGCGTTCTGGCAAGTCTCATCGAGGATTTGCAGGGCTTGGTTGAGCCCTGAAATCTCCCCGCATTTCGCTTTGTATTCTTCGAAGCTCGCGCACTTGCCGGTCGCGAGTATCTTTTCCAGCCGGGCAATCTGCTCGGCTACGCCCTCACGAAAGCGCTTCGTGAGGTGGGTGTCGTAGGCGTCCATTAGAGGAGGCCCCGCTTTTCAAGCGTTTTGTCGATCTCCGTGACCGTGACCAGCTCACGCCTGATGACTTCGGCCACATACGACGGCCATAACGACAACGGCACCGGGCAGTTGTCCGGAATGCGTGCCCCCATGTTGTAGGTGCCATCTGTGCAAACGGCGACGATCACGTAGGCGCACAGCGTGGGGTCGTCAGCAATATCCGCGGCCTGCCGCACGAGCGTGTCGGCGTGCTCCGCCTTGCGCTGAGGTGTCCGCAGAATGGTGACATCCGCGCCCGACTTCATGCGGACGCGGCCGATGCGACAGCCGCTCACGCCTTGTCGCCGTAGTCCTTGATCTTGTTCAGCCGGCCGAGACCGGAGCCGCCGCCAGCCATGACGCGGCCACCGTGCTTGCGCATCGGCATCGGAGCGCCGGGGGGCATCATGCCGGGGGGCGCCATCATCGGCGGGGCCGGCGGGCGCGGGGGCGGCAGCTGCGGGCCACCGGAGACAGGGGCCGGCATCGGAGCGGGGGCGCCCTGACCAGCGCCGGGGGCGAGCACGATGTTGACCGTGGTTCCCGCCTTGGGCTTGGCTTCCATGGGCTTGCGCGGGGCGCTGGAACGGGCAGGAATGTCCTGCGGGCCGTCAAGAACTTCCTCATCAGCCAGAACCGATCCACCCATGGCGCGCTTGGGCATGCACGAGCCACCAGAGCGGCGCGGCAGCTTGTCCATGCGGGGCTTGCCCTTGATGCCCTCCACAGCCTCGACGATACCGCCACGCTTGAAGCGAGCGGAAGACGACGGGCCGGCGGCGGTGTTGCCGTAATTCTCTTCCACAGCCGTACCGGCCGAGCCGGAAGAATTGCGTTCCTGGCCGAGGATGTGCGAGACGCGGGCCTGCATTCGAGAGGCGCGGTTCATCACTGCACTCCGTTCAAAAGGCGACGGTTTGCTTCGTCGCTAAGGGTTTCGATGAATTGGGTTTCCGTGTCGGCGCGCTTCGCCATCTCGGTTGCGACCTTGACGCCAGCGTTGACGACGAGGGATTCTTTCTTGAACGCGAGTTCTTCGCGCTTTGCAGCGGCGTCGAGGGCCACCTTCGTTTCTTCCACGCTGACCTTGCGAGCGCGGGTCTGCGCTTCCATCATGCGGGCCTCGGCAAGCTGCTGCTGCGCCTGCTCCACCGGAGACGGTCCCTGCTCTGCCGGCGCGAGGTTCAACAGCGTTTCAGGAGACGCGATGTTGAGCATGCCGAGGGCGTAGCGGATAACCGCGGCGCGGTTGAACGCCTCGGGGTCCTGCTGCGCCATCTGAATCACGGCGGAGGCTTTGAGGGCGCGCTGCACGGATCCAGCGGTGTTCGGGTCAGCGGCGGGAACGATCGCCACATTGTCGAGCGCGGCCAGAAGTTCGGCCTCGCTCCACTCCCGAGCCTTGTGCGGGTTAAACCGCCAGAAGGCTTCCGGGTCCTCTCGGAAGCGGTCCCGCAGCAACTGGAACTCACGGGCCTGGGCCGCATGAAGCCGCTTGTGGACCGCGCTGACATTGACCTGCGACTGTTCCAGAAGCGCAACCGTCGTTCCGACAGGGGCCTGTGAATTTCCGTTGCCGGTCGCCATCTCGGCAGTGCCGCCGAGGGCCTTGCCGGTGTTGATGATGCCATCGACCAACTGCATCATGGCCGGGCCGGGCTCCTTGTAAGGGAGCGGCATCACGGCATCGCGAATGCTCATGCCGTTGGTTTCAACCGGCATGCCATGGCCAGGCGGAATGCTGAAGTCCGACGTGTTCTGTCGGCTCACACCCTTGGCGTACAGAAACCCAGGGAAGTTGGCGAACATGCCGGCGTCGAGCATCTCACGCCAGCCGCTTGTGGCAGCGATTGCCGTATTGGCGAGAAGATGGACGAGGCCAATCCCATAGGGACCGATGGCCGGGATGTAGACGTACTGGACGAAATGCTGCTTCGGGAGACAGAGCGGGTCGCCCTCATCCCAGTTCCGGCGGATTTCAAGAACGGTCTGGCTGTCGCGTTCAATCGTGACCTTGTAGGGGACGGGAAGGCCGTCAGGCTTGCCATCAGGCCCCAGGTGCTCAAGGCCCTCGATGTCGAGGTCGCAGTAGCATTCCAGCACCTCGTATTCCCGGTCGCGGTCATCGACCGACAGGGACACGCTAATGCCGGAGACTGCGGACTTTTCGTCGTCAAGCGCGTTTGTCTGCGGCGTTGACGGCGTGGGGATTTCGATATTCCGATAAGCGCCGACAAGTTGCATCCGCTTCATGAGCGCCTGGCGCATGCGGATGCGATGAGTGCGGCGGGAGCCGGAATAAAGGTCGCCCGGCTTGGTATCCGGGGAGAGGATGAAATCCTCGGAATTGATCGAAATGGACACCGGACGGCGGCGGATCGGGTCGTGATAGACCTTCTTGAAGGCCGAGCCTGACAGGCCGACCCAAAAGAGCATCTGATCCGTGTCGGGGTAATACTCCGTAGCCGTCGAGGTCAGATAGTGGTTCATGTCCTGCTGAAGCGCGTTGGCGATCACGTCTTCATCAGGCGTGGAACGACCGTCCACGCGGGTCTTGACCGGGCCGTCAGCGGGTAGAAGCTCACCGAGGGACGTGGACTGGAACCGCGTCACCGCTTCAGCCAAGAGCGGGTGGCGGATTTTGGACACGCCGCCCGTGGTCGATGCCGAGTTGCTGGGCTTCTCGATTTCGAAGCCGAGGAGCTTCACGCCATCCTGTTGAATGGCAAGCCACTCCTGGCGGCTGGCGTCGTCGTTGTCGATGGCCTGCAGGAGGTCAACGGCGATGCCGGCTAGCACGGCGTCCGACAGGCGTTCGGCAAGGTTCTCGTCAAACGTCTCGTCGCCCGTGGCCGGCGCGAGCGGGGCTTCCCCGATCGTGATCTCTACCGATCCGTCATCAAGGACGATGGCGATGTCTTCGCCGTCTGGATCGGGGGTCAGGCCGTCGATCACGCGGCGGCTCGCGGGCTATGGGTTGTCATCCGTGGTCCTCAAGCTGCTGTGCGTGCTCGCGCAGAAGGTCCACAACCTCTGCAATGGTGAAGCCGTCGAGAAGCGAAGAGATTGCGGCTTCCAGAAACAGAAGCGACCGGTGCTGCATTCGCACCAAGACACCGGCATCAGCGATTGCACCGAGCCCGCGGGGCGTCTCGTCTTCCATGGCGTCACCGTGAAATGAAGTCCGCGCGATGATGGCCTTGACGGGTCAGAATGAACCGCCCTGAGGCGCCCGCTTGCCCCCCGAGGCCATCTTTCTGAAAGCCGACGCGCGCGGTCACCAGCCGGGAGAAGGACAAGCGGGTGGCATCTAATTGGCGAAGGGGCGCGGGAGTGCCGGCCCTGCCGTCTCAAAGTCGGGCTTCTTCTCAATTTCGGCTATCTTTTTGAGAAGGATGTCCCGGACTTCTTTCGGGCAATACATGTCGAGCAGCGCCACCACACTTGCATCAAACAGTTTGATGGAGTGGCCCAGCATCTGGTTGTAAACATCCATCTGCGCGGTGCGCCGCTCTCTGGACAGGTGATGCTTCATCGGTGCTCCTCCTAGAGTTAGCCCCGGCTCTCTCCCCACGCGGAGCCGGGAAACGCGCAGGAAACGCGCCGCAAAGGGCGCGGGGGGGACTCAACCGTAATACCGCTCATAGGCCTTCGCCGGCCCGAACTGCGGCAACTCGTCAACCGGGTCCGCTTTCTCAAACGGCATGTTCAGGAGGCCGTTGTCACGCAGGAACGAAAGCGCCTGTGTCACGCTGTCCACGAGGTCATCGTGCTTGCCGCGCGGGAACGAGGCGCACTGGTCGATGACCATATCCGCCCACGACTTGTCCGGCGCGAATATCATCCCGTCCGGATTATCGGGGTCGTCCATCCCAGCCTCAAACAGGGGCGCCACCACATGAGCGCGGGCCACCTTGTCGAGCCTGCCAGGGTTGACCGTTTGCACCGACCACGTATGGTCCGAGTGGAACCGCCGTAGCTCCTGAGCGACAGACAGACCGCTCGCCTTGGCTTCGATCAGGAGCTTGTTGACGCCCCAGTCCTTGCAGGTCTTGGCGACCTTTCGCGCCAGCTCGGGGAACTCAAGCCGATCAGACCACGCATACATGAGCATGGCCCGCCTGCGGCGCTTCTGGTCGATCCACACGCCCCAGATCGTGAGCGCGCTTGCATCCTTCTCCTGATCCTTCGTGTAAGCCGTGTCGAGAGACGCCAGCTTATATTCCATCTTGGGGTATTTCTTGGGCTCGACGCCCTCAAATTCCCTGCGATCATCGTCCCAAACCATCCACCAGTCGCGCTTGAGGATTTCGCCCTCTTGCGCGGTCGGGCGCTGCTGATACTGTCCTGCGAACTGATGCCGCATGGACAGTTTAAGCTCCTTCACCGCTGCTGGCGGGAAGCGGATCGGGTCCAGAACCTCTCCCGGTTCGGTACGGGGATCCTTGAACCCCACCGCGTTTTCAATCCCTCTCGCCGGTTCGTATTCCAGCGGGAGGCATAAATGCACGTAGTCCATCCCCTCACTGAGGATGACGCCTGACACGTCCTCTTCGTGCAGGCGCTGCATAATGACCACGATTGCCGAGGTGGTCTGGTCGTTGAGGCGGTTCACCGCCGTGGTTTTGAACATTCGCACCGCGCGTTCGCGGTCGGCGTCGGACAGAGAGCCCTCAACAGAATGCGGATCGTCAATGATCAAACGGCCAGCCCTGTTGCCGGTCAGAGACGAAAACGGCGAGCCCTCGCGCCCACCCGTATCCGTGTTGTCGAAAGAGGTCTCCGCAATCCTTCTTAGCTTCACCTCAGGCCAGCGGGCCTGATACCAATCCGAAAGCACGAGATCGCGCATGCGGCGCGTGTCTCGCGTCACGTTCTTCTCGTTATGAGCCGTCGAGAGATACCGCATGGACCGGAGACCCTGCGGCCCCCACTCCCACGCCGGCCAGAACACCGACACGATCAACGACTTCGACGTGCCAGGGGGCACATTGATCAGAAGCCGCGTGATCTCCCCGTTCGTCACCTGCTCAAGGTGCCAGCACAGCGCGTCGATATGCCAGCCGTGGACGTACTCCGTCGCAGGCTCAAGCACATGCCAAGCGCGCTTGACGAACTCCGCAAGAGAGCCCCGACACGCCCGGCGGTCTATCTCCCGCTCAATCTCCTCAAGCGGCGGAAGCTCAATCTCAGCGAGCATGGCTCAATGAGAAACGGGCTTGCCAGCCTGCGCCGCCTTCAGTTTGTGGAACACGGCCAGCTCCTCATCAGACAGCGTCGAGAGGTCAACCGACTGCCGCGTTTCAATCGGCGCTTCAGGGTCGCCAGCAAGGATCGTGCGGTCGCCGTACTTCTTCGGGTCAAGCCGAGCCGCGCGCCACTGATAAGCGGCAATCTTCACGCGGTCAGCCTGCGCAGTTTCGTTCGTTGAAGCGTCGGCAACGGCAAGGATCTTCTCGTCCATCACGTCGGCCTGAAGCTTCCTCGCGCGCGCGTGTTTGGTGGCAAAGACGGGGTTAGCGTCCAGCCACCGCATGACAGTGCGGCGATTGGGCATTGTGTCATCGTCGCAGATTGTGCGGAGGCTTTCGCCGGCTGCGATGCGGTCGCATATCTCGTCGGCAAGATTGTCGGTGTAGATGGTGGGGCGGCCAAGGTTCCCATGCCCATCCTTCTCTACGCGCTCCGCCTTGTCAGCGAGCTTCTTGACCTGTTCCTTTGTGAGTGGGCGGTCACGCTTCATTATGTCATCCTCACTGGCAGCGCGCCGGATCGGGGTTTATGCGGTGCAACGAACCTGATGCGGCGTGCGTCAGATCCTGCTCATTGCAGCCATTGTGCGGGATACGTATGCGCCGCCACCGCGACAGGTGCCCGTGAAGCTACTTCCGCATCAGGCGGTCAGGAGCCTCTTGCCAGTATCGTCGGCCGTCCTTGGGAGAGACCCACGGGTCGCCAAACGCTTTTGGTGCCGGGATCGGCTGGTGGCTATTGAGAGCGGCACGGATTGCGCGGCGTTCGCGGCGATGCTCTGCCGACTTGAAGGGCTTGTCGCTCTCGGCGCAGGTGTTGCCGAAGATCGGCGTTCGTTTACGGGAGCGCCATGGGCTCACCTATGGAGAAGTGAGGCCATATTCCATGCAGCGGCAATCAGGGTCGCCCGCGTCATGCGGACGGTCTGCACGGCTTCCGCGTCATTCCCGACGTTCCAGCCGAACCGGCGACGGCCTGTTTATCAGCCTTGCGCCTTGCCGGGGCACGTGTGGCCCGGCCGTTACCTTCGTGCCTGACATATTCGCGGGCGAGCGTCAAGATACCGGGCCGAACGGTAGTGTCTCAGTTTGAATTAATGGGCACGGAAGGGATTGGGCGGAGGCTGGCGGCCGAAGTCGTCGCACAGCCGTTTGATGGCCCAGAACTCGCAATAGCCTTCGTCGTCGACCGGCACCGTGAATGGGTATTTAGGGCCGCGCCACCACTCCGCTGTGTTCAGCGGGCCGGCGCCATCAAGGGGCGCGCACCCCCATCGCCGCAACTTCGCCTCCCACTCGGAGCGAGATAGGAGGCGGTTGGCAATCATGCGTCATTGAACGTGAGCGACGTACTCTTGGCGGCTCTCACGGCAAGGCGGAGCATCGTCAATCTCGTCGTCGGTTTCGTGGATTTCCGTCAGCTTGCCGGCGCGTACAGGCACGCCCCACATGGCCGTCAGTATGCGCTCCAAAGCAGGTCCAACGTCTCGGATGACGGCTTGCGCGTTGGAGTGCGACAGCACGAATCCCGGCACGTCCTCGCTGTACGCGCGCAGTCCACCGTCTTCGCGAGGCTCAAATGTCACCACGACTTTTGCGAATCTGGGGCTGTGCGTCGACATAGCCATGACCGTGCTGCTCCCTAAAGCGGGAATATGCACAGGAGAATGTGTCGAGACAATTGATTTTCAATGACTCAATCAGCGCTTTTTGTAGGGACCGCGCTTTTGGGGAACGGTTTCGGCATCGATCATCGCAACGATATCCGTCCACGACATCAGCTTGTCCGTCAGGTTTGCGGCCATGGCGGGCGTCACGCGCAACGTCTTGTGGATGCGCAGCCAGTTGTAGTGGACCGCGTAGATCGCGACCATGTGCGCGTGGTTCTCAAACTTCTTGCTGAACGCATTCGTCAGTCGGGTGAACCGGCGCATGCTCATCCGCATCGTAAGGTTCTGACGCTCAGCGAATGACGTGCTGATGTGGGCGGGATCGGGGGAACCTTCGATCCGCTGCGGCTTGGCGCCGATGCACTCGGCGGGGCTGTAGCGCCCGCGTGCACTCTCAGGGGCGGCACCGTAGATCTTGACCAGCATGGCGTAGTCCACGTCGCCGCCAAACGCGCCCTCGACGGCCTCAAGGTATGCCTTGTGCCCGTCGCTCGTAAGCTGGACCCGGTTCGCCAGACGCGCCCGCAGATCGTCCATGAACCACATGGCGCACTGTCCGTCGCGACCACCGACAAAATGCGAGACGATCAGCTTCGTGTCAGCCTCGATGGCGGTCCACGTCCAAACGTCGCCGGCGCCGTCCATCGGCGCCTTCATGTTCGGGACGTTCTTGGCCTTCGCACCGACGAAGGACCAGATTTCATCGACCTGGACGCGCCTCGCCTTCACGTCGCGGACCTTGGCGTCGTGGAACCCAGCGCAGAACCGGCCGGCATCCACGAGCAGTTTCGAAACCGTGTTGATCGACACGTCAGCAAGGCGAGAGATCGACCGCATGGACGAGCCTTCGCAGAGCATGGCGAGGATTTGGGCGCGCTTGGCAACGTCGAGCTTGTTCATGCCGAGCATGATATGAACTTTCATGCTTAGCGTCAAGGATAATGTTCAGCTATTGGACGATGCGCAGCTGGGGCCTACCAGTCACTGGCTCGCCAAGGATTTCGGAGCGGTACATTTCATTAAAATCAGGCTCGGTAAGGTGAAGAAGCGAGGCCAGTTCTTTTGCAGAGTATCCGAGCTTCTTGAGATGAAACGAAACCATATGGCGGAGCAGATGAGGAATTTCCTTTGGGGGCTCGTTTGGTTCTCGCTTTCGATAGCCAAGTTTACTCATCTCTATCCAAAACATCTTACTTTGATATGGTGTAATCAAGCGCAAACGATTGGCGCGCACGGCGAGTGCTGCCATTGACACCTTCCAGTGCAACTTGAGATTTGCCAATTGCCGCAAATCAAACCTGCGCAATTGGGAACGAAACTCAGTTGCTGGCACTAAGAAAGAGCCGGCAAACTCGTCGGCCTCGTCCTCCATTTCTTCATCGCTTTTCACCTGAACTGTGTGCAGCACCATGTGCCCAAGCTCATGGGCAAGGGTGTGCCGGACCCGATCGGCGGGCGCGTTCACATTTACAAAGAACAGAACCGGCAGGCCGTCGATGCGCTGGCTCATCGCATCCAGCAAGTCAGTGCCGAAGTCACAGGGGATCACAATGCCCCCATTACTTTCCAGCAGCTCGACCATGTTTGGAATCGGTCCGGCCGGCAGCATCCAGGCCTCACGAACAACCCGTGCAGCATCCTCAGGTGTTATGACGGCTTTGCTTTTGCCCCTATATTCGTCTGGATCGATTTCCGGGATGAAGGCATTTGTTTTGAGCGAGAAGGAGACAAGCATTTTAGAAATGTGAAGGCGCCGAATATTCATTTCCGCGACAATTCGCGCCAAAGCCTTTGCGGGTAGTTTTTTGCGCCTTCGATAATGGAATGGGGGTAAGCCGTAGGGGCGACCGGGCTCGTAAAAGAACGAAGGCAAAAACCGCAGTGTCGTCGCGAGTTCTTCAATGAACTCGGCCGGAGGTTCGGAAACGCCCGTTTCGTATTTCGACAACGTTCCTTGGCCAACATCCATCCGGTCGGCCAACTCAGCCTGCGTCAAACCTCGCGCATCCCGCGCGAGCGTCATCATGTTGTGATTGAACTTGTGCATTTTAAACAGCGCGAGATTGCCGCGTCACATCATTCCAAATGCGCTCGCCTTCGACGCGTTCCTCGCGTGGGAGGATCGCGGCACACCAGAGGGTATCCCGGCCGAAGGGCATCGCGATCTGCGAGCGGACGAAGCCACCGGTAGCGTCAAGCAAATATCCGGCGGTTAACCTGACGGGTGGGGCCGGTAGACCCGGCAACTCCATCTGTCTGTCGAAGGCCTTTGCCTGCTTGGTTGGGTAGTTTCGGCTGCGTCCATCCTCATCCATCTTCTTGAAACGGACGACGACGCCGGCCTCTTCGAAGTGCCAGAGCTTAAGGCCTCGAATGTCCAGTGTCCGCACATTGGCGCGACCGACAAACCGCCGATCAGCCTCCGCAAGCATGTGCGAATAGGTGCAGGCCGCCTGGGCGCGCTCGTCCAGTTCAATCAAATCTTCCGACCGATACGCCCGGAACCGAGAATGACCAACGCGTGCGATGTCGTCGAACTCTGAAACGATTGCCTCGCCGATGGAATCGAGAATGTCGAGCATGGATCGTTCGAGCATGGATGGCAGCCCTCCAGTGGGAGAGCACACCCTGCCGGAGATTCGACCAGAAATCAAGAAAAATATTCCGAGAAATATTCCGACTGGCCGATCAGCCCTTGATGTTCCAGCGTTTTTCGGCTGCCTTCTTCGCAATTTCGGCCCGACGCTCAGGCGTCATCCCTGCGGCGCGTGCAGCGCCGCCCTTCTTGCCCAGAACCTGCGCAGCCTTGTCCTTGCCGTCGTCTGCGATGGTTTCGGCTTCCTCGCCCGTGGCGATCCGCATGACGCGGACGGCGTTGCCGATCACGTCGGCGGGGCGCTTCTCGCCTTTAGGTCCGCGTGGCACGAAAGACCTCCTTCTCGCCGTGGCAAATGGAACAAAGGCCCTGCTCGCGAACAAAATCTGACGTCGTGGCGAGCGCTGCTGTTATCTGGGCCGGGTGAGCGGTCTTGTTCGGCCAGCCCAGACCTTCAGCGATACACTTGTTGCAGACAGGGTTGGGCGCGCGGCGCGTGATAAAGTCGTTCACTTCCTGAGGTCGGCTCATCATCCCTCCATGCTTGCCGGTTAGCATAGCATGGGATTCGGCGGTTCCATGGCGATGGTCAAGGCCGCTGAATTTCAAACTGAGACACTACCGGCCAAACTCGCGACTGAGCGCGGATGACATTGCCCGTTGCAGCGCCATTTCGGCGCG